GAATCTCGTCGTACACCTCCTGAAGCTCCGCGTCCTCCTTCCGGATGCGCTCCTCAACGAGGTCGATGCTCACCATCACGTCCTCGTTGGCGTTGGCGATGGTGCCCTCGGGGTAGTCGAGCAGCGCGCCAAGCTCACCCCAGAAGGGCGGCGTGATGACCTCCACGCCCTGAAAGTCCCAGTGGATCGGCGCCGTGATGCCGTGGTCGCGGACGTGCTCCGCGACGACCGCCGCCTCGCGGCGAGTGGCGAGCACGCGGCCGAACCGGGCGAGGCCGACGAAGTGCTCGCGGGCGCGGTCACCGCTCACAGCCCCTGCCCTCCCGGCTCCGGCGGCTCTTCGCCCAGCGCGCCCCGGACGTAGCCGGTGACGAAATGCCGCTCGTTCTCGGTGAGCCCGAACTCGCTGATCGACGCCCCGGCGAGGATGAGGTCGCCGATGTCGGCCAGCCGCTCCACGTCCTCGGACAGCCCCAGCATCTCGTCGTCGGGCGGCATCCGGCAGCCGTCCTCGCGGGCGCGGTCGCCGGTCACGGGCGCTCCCCGATCCACCGGCGCGCGATCTCGCAGAGGGCGATGAACACCTCGTCCTTGTCCTGCTCACGCGGTTCGAGGTCACCGAACGGCACCATGTCCGGGTGCGTCTTCGCCACGGGGTCACGCTTCGGCCCGTACGCCCAGCCCATCCGCTCGTAGGCGCGCACCCAGTCGTCGTGAAGCTCCTCGGGCGACGACTTGCGGTCCGGGCCGCACATCATCTCGATGACGTCGAGGAACTGCGCGCGGAAGGCTTCGTCGCGCTCTGCCCACGGCTCGGGCACCACCGGGGCATCGACCGCCATCGCCTGTAGCCGCGCGCCCTCGTAGACGAACTCAGCTCGGCGCTCGTTCAGATCGCTCACGCCCCCTCCTCACCCGTCGCCCCGCTCTGCGCCCGGAAGGCGGCGAGGGCGGCGTCGGCGCGGAGAATCGTGTCCGTGGCGTGCTGACGCAGGTCCGCTATCGGGCGGTTGTACATGCCCTCGATGTAGGCCAACCCTGCGCGCAGGATCTCGTTCACCGCTCGGCCTCACGCAGCCACTCGATCTCGTCAAGCAGCCGCTCGACCTGATCCAGCGTGAAGCGCGGCGAGTTGCCGTTGCACCGTCGCTCGACCAGCGATCGGCGCCACTGTGCAACGTCAAGCATCGCTCCCCTCCCCGCCCTCGATCTGCCCGGCGAGCGCATCCCGCAGGAGCAGCGAGGCGTAGCGGCAACAGTCGCAGTCGTCCGGTGCCATGTCCCCCCGGCGCTGAATCAGCACCGCCAGGTGCAGGATCACGACTCCCTCGGAGGGTGGATCGGGAAGCTCGGGCCAGCGGGGCTCACTTGCCATCGCTGCCCTCGATCTGCCCGGCGAGCGCGAGGATTGCTTTGAGCGAGGTGTCGGCTGACACCACGCTCGCACCAAGTCGGGCGCGGATATCGCCGGCAGTCTCAAACACCTGAAGCGAGTCTGGGAACGCCACCCGCCCCAGCACGCCCACCACGGCCGCGAAATCCCGCAGGGCGGCGGCGGCCTCCTCCAGCCCGTCGTGGCGGAGTTTGCGCCGTGACGGCGGTGACACCAGCAGCGCCAGCTTCCGCAGCCGCGCCGGCGTCCACTGATTCCCGGGAGAGCTCATGGGGCTGGACGGTACCACTGCTCGCACCTGTGCGGCAAGCGTTTTGCCGATTTCGCGCCGACCGTGCCTGGACTGTGCCCGGGGTTCAGGTATGAGCGGGCTGCGATTTGTTTCGTGTTCGGCCGGGGTGCTTGCTCTTTCGCGCGCGCGTGCTGGTCGCCGGGTAAACCTCGAGGCGCCTGCCGCCGGCGCGGGGGGTGCCAGGCGCTTGAGCGCCATGCCGCCGTCGGCGCCGCCGCACCGGTCTGAGCCCGGGGTCGCGATGAGAATGCGCCGTCTTTGATCCCGGATCAGACCGGAAGGGTTCGGTTTCGGTGCGAAACGTGAGCTGCGCCGAAACGTGAGCCGCGCAGCTCTCCAGCTGCGCCGACGTGAGCGAGCTCTCGCGCGCGCGCGCGAGGCAGCATCGGTCGCCCGCCGGAGTCCGATGTCCGGCCAGCCAGCGAAGCGGCGAGGCGCCAGCCGGAACAGCGGACGACAAGCCTTCGGGTTCCTCCGGACGGCGGACGCCGGACGCGGACGGAACTGACCGTCCGGTCCGTCCGCTAGGAACCCGAAGGGTTGGCGGACGATGCTGCGGACGATGCTGCGGACGGCACTTCTGTCCGCCGCACCCCATGGACGGCGCGGACGGCGCGGACGCAACCACCCAATTGCGCGGACGCGGACTCCACGGATGGGGCGTGAACGGCAAGGCGGAGACAATCTGGCGATTGCCGCTCAAGAACGCTTGACACCGGCCGATATCGGGAGTAACGTGAGTCACACAGTAAGAACACACCGAAACGAAAGGCACACCATGTCCCGCATTCCCGCTCACCTTTCAGACGTCTCCCGGCGCGGCGCGGGCTCGCCCACCTTCACCGAACACCGCTACGCAATGGCGGTCGCTTGGCACAAGCGCCAGACCAACGCGAACAAGCACTTCCACAACCAGCACCGGGGGCACCAGCGCGTCGCCGGGCGCATCGCCCGGCTGGCGCACAGGCCCCGCTACGGCAGCACGGCCCCCATCGGCGCGTTCGGCATCCCCCCTATGATGGGCGGATCCCCCTACGCGACCCGGGAGACCGGCTGGCACGCAGACGGGTGCCTTTGCCGCGCCTGCAGCCGCTAGGTCGAAACGGCGCCAAAGCGCCGTCGATGCGTTACGCGCATCCTGACGAGACCGATTCTCCTCAGTCCCTCCCGCACGAAAGGCGAATCATGGGTATTCACTCCCGTACCGTCGTCGACGGCATCGAGGACATCGACGCAGAGGCCTTCTTCCAAGGCTACGTTGACTGCGCCATTTGGGCATCGACGGCTCCCGATGGACAGTCGCTCGACACGCTCATGTACGGCTCTGACGACATCACGGCCGAATCGCTGGATTCCATGCGCGCCGACTGCAATGACTTCGTGGAGGCGAACGCCGTCGACCTCTCCGGATTCGACGCAGCCCGCGCTGGCCACGATTTCTGGCTCACCCGCAACCGGCACGGCGCGGGATTCTGGGATGGGGACTACCCGCAGGAGATCGGCGCCCGCCTGACCGCCGCCGCGCACGCCTACGGCTCGAGCGACCTCTACGTCGGAGACGACGGCTTCGTCCACGTCTCGCCCATCTGACCCATCGTCGAAACGCGCGGCAACGCCGCATCCGCAGGATTGGCATTCCTGCGCTGAATGAGACTGCCAGACACGAAAGGGAAACTCATGCCTGCACCTTCCGCTCCCCGTCCCTCCCGCTCCCCCATGGGCGGGCTGCAGTGGAATCTCGGCTCCGACCGCTTCACGCTGCTTTGGATCGGGCCCGGCTCGACCCACCTTCACCTCGCCGGCGCATCGGTGCTCGTGCCCGTCGAGCCTGACCGGTACCGGGTTTGGGACGGTACGGAGAAGAGCGCCCGCAAGGCGGCCGCCGCGTTCATTGCCAACGGGACGCGGGAGGACGACTAACCCATCGTCGCCCATCCCGGGCAAGCCGGGCGCGCGTCATGGCGCGAATGGGCATTGCAGGATCCAAAACCCCGACTGACGAAAGGCAAATCATGCCGAAGGTTTTCAGGACGCAGCGCGACGAATCTCTCGCGTTCCTGCGCGAAGAGCTCAAGCCCGGCGACACCGTTTACTGCATCCTGCGGCACGTCTCCCGTTCGGGGATGGTTCGCGACATCGCGCCCATCGTCTTTTCGGAGGGGCAGCCCCGATTCCTGTGGTGGCACGTTGCGAACGTGCTCGGCTGGCGCGCGATGGGCGATGCGCCCGATGCGGTCAGGGTGAACGGCGCCGGCATGGATATGGGATTCCACCTGGTCTACACACTGGCGCATGTGCTCTTCGGCGACGGCTACGCGCTCAAGCACCGCTGGCTCTAGACGGTTCCCTGCTCGAGCGCCCGGGCGCCATTTCCGGGCGCTTCATGGAGTGAATCGCTCTTCGCTTCGCTCAGCCCTCGGCAGGCATCCATGCCTGCCTCGGGTCCTACTGACCCATCGTCCGAAAGGCTTTCCATGTCCGCTCTTGACGATTACCTCGCCCGCGGCGTTGCCCGACACGGCGACAAGTTCGACCCGTCGGCGCTGGCCGATCAGTTCAAGCCCTACTTCGGCACCGGCAAGCGTATCCGTGTCCGCTTCAGCTACGGCGAGGAACTGACGGGCACCGTCGGCGCAACGACGGGCTGGCGGCCGGCGTTCCTGCTCATGCGCCGATCGAACAGCCAAGGATCCCCGTGGCTCCTGGGGCCCGACGACAAGATCGTCGCCGTCAAGCGCGGCCGCCACTACGTCGACGTCTGACCCATCGTCGGATCGCTGCTCACTGCTCCCGGGTTCGCCCGGGAGCAGACTGGAGCGATTGGACTCCACCCTCACCGCACGAAAGGAAACCCTCGTGTCCGTCAAGATCCCCGCCGTCGCAGCGGCAGCTCTGCTCTGCGGCAGCATCGCCGTCGGCGCCGGCCAGGCGAATGCCGCAACCGCGCGTATCAACCCCGTCGCAGACTCACGGGGCATCGGCACGGCCCTGGTCGGGGTCGGGCTGCGCCATGACGAGGATTGCCGCTTCCGCATGGCGGCCGACGTCGGCGACACCTCGCCCGACGGCCGCATCTTCGAGGTCTGGCACACCCAGAACTACACCTTCAATGCCTGTGGCGCCGGCAACGCGACCTGGTACGAGGATGGCAGCGCGCTGGACTGGTTGAACCTGCGCTTCCCCACCAACCGCCTCCAGCACGGCCGCGCCGTCGTTCGCATCGCGATCGGCACCCGCAAGTGGGGCGGCGCCTGGTCCAACCACGTCTACGTGCGCACCTTCTGGCACTAACCCCCATCGTCGGCGCGCCGGGCTCGAGGAGAGCTCGGCCGTCCGATCAGCCCGTGGCCTCGTGCTGCGGGCTGATCGGGCGTTTCGCCCATTGACCCATCGTCGAAAGGAAAGCCTCAGTGCACTTCCGCCAGGACTACGACAGGCACGCGGACTGATGCGCGCGATCGCCTACCTGCGCGCGAGCACGAAGGAACAGGAGGATTCCGGCCTCGGACTGGACGCGCAGCGCGCCAAGGTGACCGAGGCCTGCCAGCAGCGCGCGTGGGAGCTGGTCGACGTCGCAACCGACGTCGCATCGGGCAAGAGCACCAACGGGCGCCCATCATTCACGCGGGTGCTCGAGCGGCTCGACGCCGGCGAGGCGGACGTGCTCGTGGTCAGCAAGCTGGACCGGCTCAGCCGCTCCATGCTCGACTTCGCCACGCTCGTGGAGCGCGCCCGCTCCAACCATTGGACCATCGTTGCGCTCGACCTGGGCGTTGACACCTCGACGCCCTCGGGAGAGATGCTGGCGGGGGTCATCGCGCTCTTCGCCCAGTACGAGCGCCGGCTGATCGGCGAGCGCACCAAGGACGCGCTGGCCCAGGCTCAGGCGCGCGGCATCCGCGTGGGCAGACCCGGCGGCGGCGTCACGAGCCCGATCCCCAAGGAGGTGCGCGAGCGGATGCTCGCGATGCGCTACTCCGACCGCCTTTCCTTCGCTGAGATCGCCCGCCAGCTCGACGCGGCCGGCATCCCGACGGTTTCCGGCTCGCGCTGGAAGCCCGAGGTCGTGCGGAGGATCTGCCTGCGCGAGGGCTGAGCGGCTCGGGAGGGTCTGGCCCTACTCCTATCCCTCCCCGCACCAAGGTAGGCACCTTAGAAGCCCTCTGAGCGCGTCAGGCTCAGGGGGCTTCTCCTTTTGGCCCATCGTCGGTTGCGCTCAGGTGGGAGTGGGGCGATAATCCGCTCGTGCTCATCAGAATGAACGGACCCAAGGTGCGAAGCCGACGCGAGGCGCTCGGCCTCTCGCGCGAGCAGCTGGCCGCCGAAACCGGGCTCGGCCGCGTGACGCTCTGGAAGATCGAGAGCGAGTCCCACGAGCACGGCTGCCAGCAGTGGATCGCCAAGGCCCTGGCCGAGGCGCTGGGCTCGCGGCTCGAGGATCTCGTCCGGCCCTGAAACCCCGAGCGGGGCGGCATCCGCACCCGGCGAATCTGCCGCCCCGCCCCAAGCGAAAGAGCGTACAGCATGTCCGACCAGCCGTCTCTACTGCCCGTGATCGACGGGCGCGCGGTCATCGCGATGTGCCCGGTCTACCACTGGGACGACCGCACCGAGTTCGTCGTGGTGACCGCCTGGGATGGCCCCACGCCCTGGGTCGTGCGCCACGTCGTCGTCAGCGCCACCGATGCCGACGAGCCCTATCTCGGCAGCGGCGAGTACCACTTCTCGCTCGCCTCCGCGCTGCGGGCGTTCCGCGAGCGCATCCCGCTGGCGTGAAGATCCCCAACTTCCGCAGCGCGAAGCTGGTTCAGGTCATCAAGGTGGAGTGCGGCGAGGGCGAGGGCACTACGGAGTCGCCCTACCGCGTCGTCACCCACTACGTCGATCCTGTCAGCGGTGCGATCCTCGTCTCCTACGATCCGATTCACGCGATCACGGGCAAGTAGTAGACTCACACATGGCGTGCGTCGTTCGAGCGCCTACGCGGCAGCCGGGCAGCGGACATGAGCCCGCCTTTCGCCCCGTCCGCCCACAGCGGGGTCCGCACCATCGACGACGTGGGCACCGACCCTCATCCGAAGGGGCACCAGATGGTCACGCAGGAGCAGATTCAGGAGATCCAGGCCACCGGGAAAAGGTCGCAGGGCCCGCTCATCGACGCCGCCATCAATTCGCTGGTCCAGAACGGCCGCAACCTGAAGGAGGCGTTCGCCGAGCTCGGCGAGGCGCTCGGTCGCTCGCCCGGTGCCCTCAGCCAAGGCTACTTCCGCCGCCGCAAGGAGAAGTTCGGGCCGGCGCGCCCGCCCAAGCCGACGGCCGATCCGGTCATGGAGAAGCTCACCGTCGCCACGAGCGGCCCGAACGGCACCTCTCAGCACTTCAAGGCCATCCTCGACATCGTGGAGCAGATGGTCGAGCAGCGCGTGCAGGAGCGGCTCGAGCAGGTTCGCCGGGCGCTCGCATGAGCACCGATGACAACGAGGTGCTCCAAGAGGAGGTTCGGCGGATGCTCGCACCGCCGGAGACGATCTACTCCCTCTGGGTCGCCGAACTGATGCACCTGATACGCGACGAGGGCACCATCCGGCAGAAAACGCGGGCGGCCGAGATCAGCCTGAGCTACATGTCGAGGATTCAGGAAAACCAGTGGCTCCGCGAGGAGCCCAAGTGAGTTTCTACGTGCCCACGCTCGGGCGGGCGATGAGCCAGTCGGAGGTCTCGACGCTGCTCGCCTGCCCGATGCGTTGGTCCTTCGCCTACGGTGACGTCGCGGGCTTCCCGATCCAACCGCGCGTGACCGCGCTGCGCCTGCGCGAGGGGCGCGCCTGGGGCGCCGGCATCCAGCAATTCCACACCCGCACCCGCCCCGACCTCGGGCTCGAGGACGCCTGCGGCCGGGCCGCCGCCGCGATGCTGGCCTCGCTCGACGAGGACGCCGCCCAGATGGAGCGCGAGGGCGCGTTCGACGCCGAGGAGTACGACGTCACCAAGGAGAAGCTGATCGGCGCGCTCGTCCACTACGCCGCCACGCAGGAGCGGCTCAACCTCGTCGGGTCCGAGGTGGAGCTTGAGCTCCATCACGCCGACGGCTGGACCTACCGCTGCCACATCGACGGCATCCACCAGGACGAGGACGGCTACCTGTGGATCGTGGAGTTCAAGCTGCGCGGCGCCGGCGCGTTCACGCCGCTGGAGCAGGTGGTGCTCTGGCGCCAGGTCCGGTGGTACGCGATCGCGCTGGAGGCGAGCAAGGAGCCCGACGGCTTCGACCCGTCCTTCGTGGACACCGACATCGTGCGCGGCGTGATCGTGGACGAGCGCCTGAACGACGCGCCCTCGCCCGTGCGCTTCAACAAGAATGGCGACGTCAGCGCCACCCAGTCCTGCACCCTGGAGCAGTACCTCGACGCCTGCGCCGTGCGCGGCCAGATCCCGCACGAGCCCACGGTGGCCCGGCTGACCGGGAAGGTGTGGTCTCAGCGGCACACGGTGCTGTTCCGGGTGGACGAGCTCGACGATGCGTTGCATGAGCTCGAGGCCGCGGCGTCCCTGGTCGCCATCTACGCCGGGCACTCGCTGCGGCCGATCCGAAACCCCGGCCGGCAGTGCGGTACGTGCGCCTACGCCGAGCTATGTCCCCAACCTCATGATGTAAGGCTGAGAGATGCGTTGTTCAGGGAGGCGGACCATGCCTAAGTCCATCCCTAGAACCTGCGAGATCTGCGGTGCTGCGTTTTTGATCTGGCCCTATGAGGCCAAGAACCCACGCTGGGGACGGTTTTGCTCCCGAGTGTGCGCCAACAGGGGTGTCGGCCGGGAGAGCGCGGCGAAGATTTCGGCTACTCGTATCGCGAGAAGCAAAGGCACAACCTACATAGGCGGCACTAAAGGTCGTGCGCACCGCCTCGTTGCCGAAGCCAAGATCGGGAGGCCGCTTCGCACGGGCGAGGTGGTTCACCATGTCAACGGGAACAGACGCGACAATCGGCCAGAGAACATCGAGGTCTTTCCTAGCCACGCGGAACACATGCGCTGGCACATGGCGAACTCTGATCTCCGAGCGCGGATGTACGCGGGACAAAAGGCCAAGGATGCCTTCAACCGCAAGCCAACGATCTGGGGCGAGTCCCATCACAAGGCGAAACTGACCGAGGAACAAGTGCGAGAGATTCGGCGTCGCCGAGCCGCTGGCGAAACGATCATGTCGCTCGGGAGCGAGTTCGGCATCAGCCACACGACCGTCAGCAACATCGCGAACTTCAAAATCTGGAAACACGTACCCTCGGAAGGAACCCCTGCATGAGCACCACCGCACCCAAGCGCCTCACCTTCGTTCAGCCCGAGACACGGGCCTCGACCCTGAGCGTGCTGCTCTACGGCCCGCCGGGCACCGGCAAGACCACGGCCGCCTGCTCGATGCCGGGGCCGGTCCTCGTGCTGAACGCCGAGAGCTCGACCGCGCTTGACTTCGCGCGCTCGCGCGGCGCCGACATCCGCGAGTTCCCGGTGACCGGCAAGCAGTCGCTCATCGACGTCTCGCTCTATCTGCGCGACGGCGGCGACGGCGAGCAGACCGTCGTCGTCGACCCGGTCGAGGACGTCTGGCGCATCCTCATCGAGGAGATGGCACCGACCGGGCGCCCGACGCTCCAGCAGTTCGGCGACGCCGGCACGCTGATCGAGCGGTTCGCCCGCTTCCTCGTCAAGGACGCGCCCGTCAACGCGGTGTTCTGCTGCCACGAGAATCCGATGGACACCGGCGACGGCATCCTGCTGATGCCCATGACCGGCGGGCGCAAGAACCCGCAGATCCTCGCCGCGCTCTGCGACGTCGTGGCCTACACCGGCGTCGTCCACCAGAAGGACAAGCCGCTGCGCTTCGTCGCCAAGACGACGCCCGACGAGCGCCGCTACGCGAAGAACCGCAACGGACTGTTGCCGGCCGTGACCGACCTCGACCTCGCGGAGTGGTGCCGCCTCTACCGTGAGTTCTCGCATCCCTCACCGAAGGAGTCCTGAATGCCGATTGACGTCCCCCCCGTGCCCGAGGGCGACCAGCCCCGCGCCGACTTCGAGCCCCTGCCCAATGACACCTGGTTCCACGTCAAGGTGCTGGCCGCCGAGCCCGTCACCGCCTCCACCGGCACCCCGGGCATCAAGCTGGACATGGAGGTCACCGACGGGCCCTACCAGCGCCGGCGCATCTTCGACCGCCTCTGGGCGAGCCCCAAGAGCGCGGCCTGGTTCCGCGAGAAGATCCTCGCGTTCGGCGTCGAGCTGCCCGCCGGCCCCATCACCTTCGACGAGCAGGAGCTCGTCGGCCGCCGCGCCGCGGTGATGACGATGCAGGAGTCCTACACCGACCGCGCCGGCGTCCAGAAGATCGAGGCGCGCCCCAAGGCCTACGACCGCATCGCCGGCGCCGACTTCCCGGCCACACCCGATTGGCGCGACGAGATGCCTGCCGCGGTCGCCGACGACGATCTGCCGCCGTTCTGACCTGAGCACGCTCCGCGCGAGGTTCTCTTCGCGCGAATCGTCTTGACGTAGGAGGCAGGTAGGGCAAGGATGCCCTACCGCCCCAGACCCCGGCGCCCAGCGGAACAGCAGCACCCCGAGACTCCCCAAGCCAAGGAGGCGGACTCCCCCATGTCCTCCGACCTCATGCCGCCTGCGCGGCTCGAGCAGGCGCGCTCGGCGCTTGCATCCGGCAACCGCGTCCGCTCGCTGCGCGCGGAACTGTGGAAGGACTGGAAGAAGGCCGGTCGCAGCGCCGCCGCGCTCGACGCGGCCGAGATGATCGTCGACCAGCCCGCCTACCTCGGCACGCTGGCGGTCGAGGAGTTCGTCGGCCGCGTGCCCACCATCGGCCGCGTGCGCGAGGCCCGCGCCGCCCGGCACCGGCAGGGCAACCGGCTCGTCAAGATCCTGCACACCGAGGGCATTCGCCTCGGTACGCCGATCCGCGAGCTCACCCACCGCCAGCGTCACCAGCTCGCGGCGTTCCTGCTGCTCTACGCCGACCCGAAGGCGTGGTCGGCGCACCTGCTCGAGCAGCGCAAGCGGTGATGGGTTCAGCGCCAGCGGCACACCGGCCAGGGCTGGGCGCCGCGCAGGCGGTAGAGGATGCGGGCGCGCTTCCACTGCTCCCTGACCGAGGCGCGGGCGGGATCGCCGTGGCCGCCGACGCCGCGCCAGGTGGTGTAGTCGAACTGGAACAGCCCCCGATAGGTTCCGCCCGGCGAGACGGCATCGGCTCTGTTCCGCGACTCGCACCACGCGATACGCTTGAGGTGCGAATCCATAGACCCGGCGGCGCCCGCGGGCGTGGCGAGGGCCAAGGTGCAGCAGGTAGCGACGACCAGAGGTCGCAGCATCGGGCTCTCCTTCGTTGGGCAACGGGCGGAGAGCCCGACCCTCCCAGAGACCGCGCGAGGAGGCAACCTTGACCCGCCAGGGAGACGAACCCCTGTTCGTGAACGGCGTCGGCGAGGAGCGCGCACAGGTCGCCAACCTGACCGACCTCGTGCTGGAGGGCGCCTGCGACCTGATCCACCGCAACCTCGAACAGGTGGAGTCGGTGGTGATCGTGGTCGTCATGGAAAACGGCGACGGCTCGATCTGCTCCTCGCCGGCGCAGGGCGATGACCTGCTGCCGCTTCTGGAGGCGCTCGTTGCCGGACTGCGCGCGTCGTGAATGCGCGCCGTCAGCCTCTTCAGCGGTGTGGGCGGAATGGATCTGGGCCTTGAGCGCGCCGGCATCACCGTCGTCGCCCAGTGCGAGCAGGACCCCTGGCGGCGAGCCGTCCTCGCCGCCCGCTTCCCCGGCGTCCCCTGCGCCGCTGACGTTCGTGAAGCGCCGGCGTGCTGGGGAGGACGATCCCTCCCCGGAGTCCTGGGACCAGAGCTCGACGGCGCCGACGGTGGACGCGGCGGGGCACGGGCCGCGAACGGCGACGCTGGTGGTATCCAGCTCGTCGCAGGGGGGCCACCGTGCCAGGACTTCAGCGTCGCCGGCCGACGCGCCGGGCTCGCCGGGCTCCGGGGAACACTCTTCTACGAGTTCCTGCGGGTCGCAGATGAGCTTCTCCCTCCCGGGGGATGGGTTCTCATCGAGAACGTCCCCGGTCTACTCAGTTCCGGTGGGGGACGGGATTTCGCTGCCATCCTCGGGGCGCTGGCCGACATCGGGTTTCGGGACTTGGCCTACCGCATTCTGGACTCGCGGTTCTTCGGAGTCCCCCAACGAAGGCGCCGTGTATTCATCCTTGCCCGACGTGCTCGAGGAGAGCGTGCCGCAGAGGTACTGCTTGAGCTCTCGAGCGGCGGCGGGGATCCTGCGCCGCGCCCAGAAGCGCGGGCGGAAGCTGCCGGAGGCGCTTCGTACAGCGCTCGAGACGCTGGCTGGGATGTCGTGAGCCGCAAGTGGGCGAAGGACACCGGCGGACCGGCGGGCGATGAGTGCCAGAACCTCGTCGCCGTCTGCGCGACGTGCGCGAACTGCGCTCACGGCTACCACCCGGGCTGCGTGGGCTGCTTTGACGATGGCTCGCCCTGCGGGTGCCCGTGCGGACCCGAGACGCCGGCGGCCGACTGGGATGCTGTGAGCGCCACGCTGAAGGGCCAGCGCGGCAAGGGCGGCGGCGGGATCAGGCCGGAGGAGCAGCTGGTGAGCCCCGCCCTCGTCAGCCGCAGTTCGCGCGGGCACGCGCAGCCGATGAGCGCTGGCCACCACGTCGACGGCGTGATCGAGGCGGCCTTCATGGCCGAGCAGCAGATCGTGAACGCCCTGACGCGGGACATGGCGGGCGCGGGCGGCGGCGCGGACGACAACACGGCCCAGGGCGGGCACCTCATCCCCGTCGACTTCCACATGACCCAGGACCCGATCCACTCCAACGGCGGGACGCCGGCGCTGGGGCGCAAGAGCGGTGGTATGGGCGTGATGGCGAGCGGCGTGCGCCGATTGACGCCGATCGAGGTGGAGCGCCTCCAAGGACTTCCCGACGGCTGGTCCGCGCCGCCCGGCCTCGACGCCCCGGACTCCCGCCGTTACGCGGCGGTCGGCGATGCGGTCACGGCGAACGTCAGTCAATGGATCGGCGAGCGCCTGCTGAGGTTCGGATGAGCACCATCGTTCTCGGGCTCGATATCCAGCTCACCCGCGTCGGCTACGGCGTCTGCCGGGCGACCGACGGCTCGCCCGTGGACTGCGGCTGCATCGCCCCGCTCTCGCGCTCGAGCCCGGGCGACCACCTGGCCCAGATCTTCGTGGATCTGGACTGGCAGTACCGCCCGCACCGCATCATCGCGGTCTACGTCGAGGCGCCGCACGTCGGCCTTGACCGCCGGCTCGCGGTCGAGCACGCGATGGTGATCGGCCGCGCACTCCAGCAGGCAGAGCGCACCTGGCCCGAGGCCGCGGTGGAGCTCGTTCCGCCGCAGGTTTGGAAGAAGCGGGTCGGGCTGCCCGGGAACGCGAAGAAGGATCAGGTCGCGACCTGGGCGCGGGCCGCGGGCTTCGAGCACGCCTCGCAGGACGCATTAGATGCTGCGGCCGTTGCTGTAGCAGGCTATCTACTCAATCAAGAGGTGGTGAGAATTGCAGAATTGCGGTAGTCGATGGTCCGACGATGACGACCAAGCTCTCTCAGTGCTCATCGCGAGCGGCACCTCGGCCGCTGAAGTGGCGACTGTGATGGGTCGGTCGCTGGATAGCGTCTACAGTCGTGCGAGTCGCGTGCTTGGGATCTCATGGAAGCGGGCTCGGCTCGCGCCGGAACTCGTCCAAGCGAGATTCCACTCATGGACTGAGAGGCGTGGCGATTGTCTGTGGTGGACCGGCACCACTTGGCCCAATGGCTACGGAATGTTCTCAATCAAGAACAGGGCGCATCTTGCACATCGGTGCGCTTGGGAATTCAAGCATGGCCGTCCTGCTCCCGATCTGTTTGTTTGCCACCACTGCGACAACAAGCTCTGTGTGGATCCCGACCACCTGTTTCTTGGAACACACTCCGACAACATGCGTGACATGCACGCGAAGGGGCGCGGAATCTCTGGCGAGAATCACCCTTGGGCGAAGCTGTCGGATGAGGAGGTAGCCGCGATCAGGGCAGCTAGAGGAACACAACGCCAGATCGCCGAAGCATTTGGGATCAGCCAGGGGCACGTCTCTCGGCTCAAGATGGGGCAGCAGCGAGCGGCGTGAGTTATCACCTCACCCACGACCTCGCGCACGACGCCTACCAGCTGGCCGTCCTACGCGAGGTGGGTCGCGACCACCTCATCGACTCCCTGACCGATCCACCGCCCAAGGCACCGCTCAAGATCGCGGCGGTGCCGATCGCGTGGCAGCCGCACGGCGGCACGCCCTACGGCCGCAAGGTGCTCTCGTCGCTGGTCGAGCGCGTGGCGGCCTGCGAGTTCCCGGGCCGCAACGAGTTCCTGAATCGCATGGCCTTCCTCGCCGGCGGCTACGTCGCCTCCGGGCAGATCGATCGCGACCTGACCATCCGCGCCCTCATCACCGCCGCCCGCGCCTGCGGGCTGGAGATGGCGGAAGCCGTCTCGACGGTCGCCCGCGCGCTTCGCAAGGGCATGGAGCGCCCGATCTACCCGCCCGCCTGATGCTGCGGCCCTGGCTCGACGACGGCGACGTGCGGCTCTACGCGGGCGATTGCGTCGAGGTCATGCGCGAGCTGGCGGCCGAGAGCGTGGATGCCATCTGCACAGATCCTCCGTATGGCTGGCGCTTCATGGGCAAGGCGTGGGACGGCGCGCAGATCGAGGAGCACGCGCGTCAGGATGCCGAGCGGCGTCGCACGCTCGGACCCCACTCACCCACGCGTCCAGGTCGTGAGACACCGCGCTCGGCGTCGGCGTTCGGCAGCGCCGCCGGGCAGGCGGGCGCCTACGACGAGTCGCTGACCGGCAACCGCGCGTTCCAAGCATGGTGCGAGACGTGGGCGCGCGAGGCCCTGCGCATCCTGAAGCCCGGCGGCCACCTGCTGAGCTTCTGCGGGCCCCGGACCTATCACCGCATGGCGTGCGCCATCGAGGACGCCGGGTTCGAGGTTCGCGACTCGCTGCACTGGCTCTACGGGTCGGGCTTCCCGAAGTCGCTGGATGTGAGCAAGGCGATTGATGAGCACCGCTTCCGCGAATGGCTAGATGAACACCCCGCCGAGCAGGCGCGGCTCGCCGCTGCCCGCGACGCGATCAGGGAGGCCGTCGACGCCCAAGCCGCGCAGCTTGCCTACGACGAAATCGAGACGGCGCTGCGGCGCGAGGCCGGTGCGGAGCGAAAGGCCCTGGGGCCGCCCACGGGGATCGGTAACCGCGACCCGAAGCGACACGCCGTCGAGCCTGGGTACGACGGTGGGCACGGGAACCGATGGGCCGCGATGGTCACCGCCCCCGCGACCCCCGAGGCCGCCGCGTGGCAGGGCTGGGGCACGGCGCTGAAGCCCGCCCACGAGCCGATCGTGCTCGCGCGCAAGCCGCTCGCGGAGCGCACCGTGGCCCGGCAGGTGTTGGCGACCGGTACCGGCGGGTTGAACGTTGACGGGACGAGGGTGGGGGCGACGGTCGAGACGTGGCCCTCATCGCGGGGGCCGAACACCGGACGCGCGATGGCAGGCGGTGTGATGGCGGCGCGGGATACCGGCGACACGCCCGCCGGCCGCTGGCCCCCCAACTGCGTCTGGACCCACGACTGGCGGTGCGAGGAGGGCGATGCCTGCGCGCCGGCAGCTAGATGCGTCTCTCCCGATGATGCAGCCGAGTGTGCTCGGCTCTTGACATCACTTCTAAATTCTCTAGCCGATTGTCCGTCTTGTCACCGTTTTTGTGATGGACGATCTCGTCTCGTCCTAGAGGTCGCCCAAGAGCTACCTCAACTACCACGCGGTGCTGTCGTCGGCGGGAGTTTTTCCCTACGAGGGACACTACAACGTATCCACGATCGTCTTGTCCGATCCCGACCCAGCGCGGATGATTCGGCCCAATGCTCCATCGTTGGGAGCATTGGGGAGAGCAGAAGCGCTCTCGTCTCCCGCCATGGAGCGGTGCCCGAAACGGCTTCTGACACTGCTCGCACGGGATCGTCGGCACAGCCGAGGCACGCGCCAAATGGTGGCAAGCTAGAGAGCAGAACTTCCGCCGACGCTTATAGCTGTGGAACTTCTGACCGCAATGGGCACATGGCCGAGGCGGTCCGCCTTCTGATGGATTGGTCATCGGTACAAATTGTACCACTGATCTGTCCCGTGGCGGAGCTTGACCGGCAGAGCGGGGTGCTGACGAGTGGAACGGGCGCCGTCAAGCGCGCGACCGCGAGCGGTTCACGGGGGAACGCCTACGGGGTTGAGAACCGGCCTGCAGGCACACCGTCGGTCGAATACGGCGACACCGGCGGCGCCTCACGCTTCTTCCCGACCTTCCGCTACGAGGCGAAGGCGAGCGGGGCCGACCGCGGAGACGGCAACCATCACCCCACGGTGAAGCCGCTGGCGCTGATGCGGTGGCTTGTGCGCCTCGTCACCCCGCCCGGCGGACTGGTGCTCGACCCGTTCGCCGGCAGTGGGACAACGGGGCTCGCAGCGCGACAGGAGGGGATGCGCGCCATCCTGATCGAGCGCGAGGCCGAGTATTTGGCGATGGCCGCGCACCGGCTGCGGCAGCTCTCCCTCTTTGCCTGATGGACCAGGACGACGCCCAGCGCGCGGTCGAGGAGGTGCTGGCGCGCCTTCGCGACGTGGCCTACAACGGGCAGCCACTCGGGCCGGCGATCGAGTGGGAGATGCTGCCGTTCGCGACCTGGCACAAGCGCCCGCGCCCACCCCGCGAGGAGCTGCTCGGGCCGCTGATCGTGAAGGGGCAACGGCTCGTGCTGGGCGCCGAGACGGGAGCCGGCAAGTCCACGCTCATCTGGTGGATCGCGAAGGCGCTGGCGAGCGGCGGACGGTTCCTCGACTGGTACGCCGAGCGCCCATGCCGGGTGCTGATCGTGGACGCCGAGCAGGGCGACCACGACCTCGAGCGGCTGATGGACGAGACACACCTCGCCGACGCGGAGAACTGCTACCTGATCCACGCCCCGGACGGGCTCTCGCTCGACCGGGCCGAGGAGGAGCGCATGAAGCTGGAGCTCGCGCTGGAGCAGTGCCAGCCCGACGTGGTGGTGCTCGACCCGCTCTACAAGCTCCACACCGGCGATCCCAACGACGAGCGCGAGGCGGTGGCACTGATGCGCCTGTTCGACAATTGGCGCGTCCGCTTCAACTTCGCGCTGATCCTGCCCAGCCACATGCGAAAGCCCGATCGCAAGCAGCGGGACTCCGACTTCTCGATGCACGAGATCTTCGGCGCCTCGGCCTACCTGCGCGGCGCCGAGACGGTGCTCGGGCTGAAGCTCATCACCGACGGGCTCTCCCGGCTCTACTTCTTCAAGAGCCGCTCGCCGGGCCTGCCGGTGCGGACCTCGTGGCCGCTGCGCTACGACCGGCACATGGGCTTCACGATGGCCGAGACGCCGACCGACCGCGCCAAGCGCGAGACCGACGTCGCCAAGCAGAAGATCCGGTCGCTGCTCGTGGAGACCGGCGGCGGCGGCGTCGAGGTGTCGGTGCTGATGGAGGAGTGCGGACGGGGCAGATCCTTTGTCTACGATGCCCTGAAGGAGATGAACGCCGTTTCCTTCACCGCGCCAGGCCGCGCCAAGACCAAGCTCTGGATGCTGCCCGACGTCGAGCCCGACCAGCAGGCGATCGAGGTGTGGGGCGAGGACGACGATGACGAGTAACGGGAATGGCGACCGCCCGCGCCGGCGCAAGCGGCGCAAGCGCGTGCCCGAGGGCGCCCTGCCGGTGCGCCAGGCCAAGCAGATCGCCGCCATCGTGGAGCGCGCCGAGAACCGACAGCGCGCCGACGCGGTGGGTATGCGCCTGAACGGCAAGACCTACCACGAGATCGCCGAGGTGCTCGGCATCGACGTCAACACCGCCTCGCGCTGGGTGAACGGCGCACTGCGCCAGACGGTCGAGATCGACGCCGACAAGCTCGAGGAGCAGCGCCAGTTGGAGATCGACCGGCTGGAGCGGCTGTGGAGCGTCTGGTTCCCGCGGGCGACCCGGGATGCCGACGATCAGCAGCCGAACATGGCCGCCGCCAATCTGTGCCTGAAGATCGCCAAGCGCCGCGCCGAGCTCGTCGGGCTGGACCGCGAGCAGAAGGTCGCCACCAACGTGTCCATCAACGTCAGCGCCGAACAGCTCCGACAGGTGGTCGAGGCCGCGCAGGATCCCGAGGCGGCGGCGGCGCTGGAACTGACGGCCGCGCTCTTCGCCCACGGCGAGGAGGCGCTGGAAGCGGAGTGGTCTGAGCTAGACGCGGGAGCCGGCGACGGCGGCGCAGAGGCAGAAGATCAGGGCGATCCAGAGGACCGCCCCGACCATCACATCACCGGGTAGTGCCTCGAACCCACGTAGTCCGAGCGGTAGCGCAGCGGGTACTTGGAGATCGGGGTGTGGCCGTCGGAGATGACCCAGCCCGGTTCCACGACGAGGGCCACATGCGACGGGATCCCGGGCGTTCCCGGCATCGACCCGAAGAAGGCCAGGTCGGTCGGCCCGGGGTTTGCCAGCGCGGTTCCATGTGAAACCAGGGTGCCGGTGTAGCCGAGACCATCGTAGCCGCGGCCGTTGGGGTCGATGGCGCCGCCGGCCTTGTAGCAGAGCGTGACGAAGGTCGAGCAGTCGATGTGGTCGCGCGCGTCCGAGGCCTCGAAGCTCGCCGGCATCGGACGGAACTGGCCGTAGACGTAGCGGCCGTTGTTGGCGAGCGCCCAGTAGGCCTTGGCGACGATCGCCCGGCGGATCGTCGTCTCCCTGTCCTCCTTCTCCTGAGCGGCCTCGAGCCCCCTGGCCTGCTGGAGCAGGCGCTTCTGCTGGGCGCCCAGGTACTTGTCCAGGTGCGACCACACGAGCGCCCCCGCGACGTGGCCGTCGGTGTCCTTGGACCACTTGGCCTTGAAGGCGGTCACGTCCCTGACCGTGAGGCTGCCGTAGGCGCCCGAGGCGGTGTTCCTGGCGTGCGGGGCGAGCGCCTTGCGAAGGGCCTGCTGGAGCGCCAGCACGTCCGGGCCCTTGTCGCCCGCCATGAGGGTGCGGGGCATCAGAGCCACCCCCTCTTGCGTCGCTCCCTCCACACCGCCCAAGACACGTAGACGTAGCCGTCATCTTCGCGTCCGTCCAGCCAGATCCTACGGAAGCTCAGGATCCAGGGCATCAGACACCCGGCGTCGGAGGCGCCGCGTCTGGGGTCTGGCCGACGTCGGGAACGACCGGCGAGGCGGGGTCGTCCCTGGGCGCCGCGATGTCGATGCCGAGGTCGCCGAGCGCCGCCTGAGCGACGGTGATGGCGGTGGCGGCCTGGTGGCTTCGGCCGGCAAACCAGACCGCGATGGCACCGAGCGCAGCCACGCCGAGGCTGGCGGTGGTGGGGCTTATGCCGTGCTGGACCCAGGCGATGATGAACGCCGCCACGGCGCCCGCCACGCCGCTCAGGGTGACGTAACTTCCCAAACCTAACGGCAGGGGTGGATGGAGCGGAGTCTTTTGCACTTGATCCCTCCTGGGGAGTCAGGGAGAGGATGCGGTCACTTCGCGGCGACCGCCGGGTGCGCGTTCACGGCGCGCATCTGGGCGATCAGCGCACGCTGCATCGCCGCGGAAGCCTCGACCGCGTGCTGGAGCGCCTGAACGCTCTGGTCGAGGTGGGTGTCGGTGGCGCGGTCGGCCTGAAGCTCGGCAAGCGCCTGATTGAAGAGCGGCTGGAACTTGGTGGCGAACTCCTGATCGAGCGCCGCCTGGCCCTGCTGGATGACTCCATCGAAAAGGCCCGTCTCCGCTACCTCCTACGAGATGGTTGGACTGCTAGAGCCCGATGGCCCGCAGCGCCGCCGCCAACCCGCGCAGGAACGCGGCGGGACCGTCGGTGAACAGATGCGAAAGCGCCTGAACCAGTGTGTGCAGCATCGGTCCTCCTCCTCGGTCCTCCCCGATCGGCCAGTCCCAAACCGGACGGCCTCGGGCGATGATGAGGAGGGCGGGACCAGGAGGACCAATCGCCAGCCCCGCCCCCTTTGGCGAGCATACGCAAGATCCCCCCGATGAGGGATTCTAGGCGTTGACTAGACGCCGATGATGAGAGTATGCACGGCTCCCTCATCGTCCTGGCGCCCTCGCTCGGCTCCCTCATCACCGGAGCGCTGATGCTGGCAGCTCAGATGCGGCGCCGCTCGTGACCGAGGCGCGCGTGCAAAGGCGCGACTCGAGCGCGGGCAGCCGGTGGGTGAGCTGATGGCTGGCGTTGGAGAAGGTCTGGATGAGCCTGCTCCGGGCGACCATCTCCTCGGGCGTCAGCGTGCGGTTGGCCGGGATCGCCAACGACACGTCGATCAGTTGCCGCAAGGTGATCGTCAGGAGCCTGACCTGGGCTCGGCCGGCGTTGCCCGAGCGGCAGATTCCCACCTGCGCATCCACGATGCTGTTGGCGAGGTTGGCGTAGCGCCAGAAGCCGTAGCCCAGCAGGATCGACTGGACCACGATCAGCACCGCCAGCACGCCCAGGAGGTGCGTGCGGATCTGGCGCGCCACGTAGCGGGGGATGCGCTTGGGCACTAGCCCCCGAGCCCCGCGAGCGCCAGCACCGCGCCGATGATGCCGCCGAAGATCCCGACGATCGCGGCGGCAACGGCGATGACGCCCTTGGTGCCGAGGCGAAACCCGAGCCGCTGGGTCTCGGCCACCTGAAGAGCCTCGGCGCGAGCCTCAACAGACGCGAGCACCAGTTCCATCTTCCCCAGCTGAACGCTCTGAGCCTGCTGGCGCTCCTCGAGCCGGGTGATGGCCTCGCCGAGCTGGCGCGTCTCCAGACGCTCGAAGCGGCGCACCAGCGCCTCGAACTCGCGGTAGGGCACGAAGTCGGGAAGAGGGCCTCGCGGGTAGGGAGGCTCGTGGGTCGACATCCCACGATTATCCCGGTCGCCGGATTCTCCAGAAGGTGCGCCCGGCGACGCTGGTGGTGTGAACGCTGGCGCCGGTGTGCGGCGACTCCACGGCCATGCCGTTGCCCAGGTACAACATGACGTGGCCCGGCTCCGGGAAGAGCAGGTCGCCGGGCTCGGCGTTTCCGAGGTTCGGCACAGGAGTTCCGACGTTGGCCTGTTCCTCGCTCGTGCGCGGCAGCAGCACGCCGGCCTTCGCCCACGCGAAGCGGACCAGCGCCGAGCAGTCAAAGCCCTTGATGTTGGCGCCCTGGGCGATGCCCGTGGTCGGGCCCTGGAGGTTGCCGCCGCCCCACGAGTAGGGGATGCCGAGCTCTGAGAGCGCGGCCTGGGTGGCGATACCCGCGCCACCCGAGGCCGGCGGCGCCTGCGAGGGCGCATTCCCCGCTGCGACCTCGCCGGTCGGCGCCATGATCGCCTTCATGATCGGGTCGACCATCTGCATGACTTCCTGCAAATCGGGCGCCTTGCCCCGAAGCGCATCGTTCGAGATGCGGTTGGCGTAGGAAAGGAGCGCCCCGAAGGCGCCTTGGGTCAGCCCGCCGCCGCCCGGCATCCCGCCCGTGGCCGTGCTCGAGGCGAGCGTCTGGCCGCCGCCCGCGCCCTGTACCAGCGCCCTGGCCTGGTCGAGCTTCGCCAGCGCGTGCTGGGTGGGGATCTCGTTCGATGTCCCGCGGCCGACCTGGGAGTAGTACTGCATGAGAGCGTCGCTCGGGCTCATGCCCCTGCCGCCGCCGAGCTTGGCCCACGCCGGCAGCACCGCCATCGCGTTGGTGTAGGGATCCTGGGCCTGCTGGGGCGTCAGGTGCCCGAGTGCGCCGCCCTGATGGAGCTGGTAGAGGCCGAAGCTCGTTCCCTGGTCGCCGATCGCGCGCGGGTTGCCGCCCGACTCCTCGAGCGCGATGGCGACCGCGAGGTTCGGGTCGACGCCGGTCTGGTGGGCCGCGCGCACCACGCCCTGCACCCAGCCGGGTGCGCCCGAGGACGCGGCCGGGGTAGGCTGGGTGAGCGCGGGCAACGCGGCTGGGCGGGTCAGACCTGACGGCCCGCCCAGCGTTTTCAGGATGCCGCCCAGGCCGACGCCGCCCGGCATCGGCAGGTTGTGGATCGCGCCCATCCCGGGGCCGGGCCCCGGCAACTGCCGGAGCGGCGCGGGCGCGGGCGTCGAGATCAGCGGGCTCGCGGCGCGGTCGATGGACGCCTGGAAGATGTTGCCCGAAGGCCACGGCGACGGCGGCGATGCGGGTGCGGCTGGCGCGGGTGCGGGTGCGATGCTGGTCAGCGGCATGTCGACCTCCGCGCCCACCGGGGCGAGCCGATGGGCGCCTCAGCCGGCCGCCGGCGCACTCCCCTCACGCAGCGGCCTCGGACCCCCCGGAAGAGGGATGCGCTCGCTCCTGAGCGGTGGCATCCTGGGGGCATGCAAAGGAACGGAGAACCACGCAGTCGCCTGTATGAGGCCGTCATCGCGATCATCATCGTTGTGGGCGCGATCTGGGGGCTCTACAGCCTGACTCACTCGCACGGCCAACCGCCCGCCCAGACCGAGCCCTACTCGTGCTGGCAGGGCGGCTGCTCCGGGCAGTAGCCACTAGCCGCCGTAGCGCTGGGCGCGGGCCGCGAGTGCCGCCCGGTCGTAGGACTGGAGCGGCAGCCCGGCGAGGTAGCTCGCAAGCGACCGGCGCATCCCCTCGGGATCCTCGGGGTTGATGCCCGCCGCGAAGGAGTAAGGCGGGAAGAGGCGTGCGATCTCATCGGCGGTCGAGGAAAAGCCCGGCACGTCGTGGCCGAGCGCCTGGCTCATCTTCGGGCCGAAGTCTGGAATCGGCAGCCCCAGCGAGTGCAGCGCGTTGATGATCGGCGGCGCTACCGCGCGGCGCGGCGCGGAGCCTGCGTAGAAGAAGCGGTGCCCGGTGGGCACCTGCCAGGCCGCGCCGACGAACGGGTTGACGAGGTTCGAGAGCAGCGTGCGCTGGACCTGGGTCGGGTCGAGCGTGTTCAGCGTGCCCCACGGGCTGATTCGCTCCGGGTTCCACAGGATCGGCTGATCGGCCGGCATGCCGAGCAGGTGGTGCAGGAAGCCGCCGGGGTCGGGGATCCCGAACGAGGAGCGCTGCCCCACCGGCAGGTTCTCGGGACCGCCCGGCGCGACGCCGGCGGTGCGCCCGAGCAGATCCGCAAGCTCGGCGTGGTGGGTGAAGTAGCCCGGCCGGGTCACGGCCATCTTCAGCGTGCGCGGCACCGCCTTGGAGGTGTAGGTGATGAACGGCATCCAGAACCGTCTGGCCTCCGCCACGAAACGTGAGACGTGCCCGTAGTCGAAGAGGAACGTGTGGGTGAGGTCCGCCGCATCGACGATCGACTTGCCCTGCTTGCGAAGGTCGAGGTAGGTGCCAAGGCGCGTGGCGTCCTCCCGGGCCTGGCCGATCTTCCCCGAAAGCCGTGCGGCGGCGCCCTCGCCGGGCAGGTGGCGCGGCAGCGCCTTGCGCGCCCAGCCCAGGCGCTTTGCGAGCGCGTTGCGTTCCGCGGCGTACTCGCTCGGGCCACCCGCGAGCTCGGAGCCGATGAAGCCCTGGCCGTGGATCCCCATCGCCTCGGCCTCGTGCAGGAACTCCTCGCCGGTCATGGTCTTGCCGCCGACGGTGATCCTCATCGCCCGCAGCTTCTCGGGGTTGCCCTGGTTCTTGACGATGCGCCCGGCCTGGAGGTAGGAGATCGGGTTACGGGCGCCGGCCCACCATGCGCCGATGGCGTCGCCGTAGGCGTTTCGAAGGTGGTAGCCCGGAGAGACCAGCGCCAGCACCTTCCAGTGCGAGGTCAGCTTCTTCAGGAAGTTCACCGCCGCGATCTGTGAGTTCGGATCCTTGAAGGTCTGGCCGATGTCGGACTGGACCTTGCGGATCACGTTCATCTCCTGCTCGGGCACGCGCACCCTACCCTTGGCGCCCGGCAGCATCAGGTTCTCGTACTTCTGTCCCAGCGCGTCGAAGCCCTTGTGGACGTCCTTCCACTCCTCGGGCGTCGCAACGCGGCCGGGGAGCTTCGCCAGCTCGGCGCGCTTGGCGGTGATCTTCTCCTGCTTTGCAAGCGCCGTCTTGAGCTTGCCGGCCGCCACGTCGGCCTTGCGGGTGGCCGCGCGCACCGCCGACGGTGTGCCGGTGTAGGTGCCCTGCGCGCGGGCGTGCGCGATGCGCGCCTCGGTATGCGCCCGCTGTGCCGCCTCCAGTTCGCGCTGGGCCTGCTTGAGCGCGATCGGGTCGGCTGAGCGGTCGGCCCTGAGCACCTGCTTGCGCGCCCGCTCCACCGACGTGCGCGCCGCCCGCAGCGTCGCCTTGGTCTCGACCGGGCGCACAACCGCCCGAGGCGCCGACGAGGGCGCACCGGGCTTCACCACGTCCGCAAACGGCGCGGTGTCGCGCTCGCGGCGCACGGGGGTGGCGCCGCCCGCCATCACCTCGCGCGCGTACTGGGCGCGAAGCTCGCCGCCCATGCCGGGCTCGGCGCCGATGGCCTGGTAGCCGATGCGCCCCTTGCCGCCCCTGACCTCGCCCGGCCGGTAGGGCGGCAGCCTGCTCGAGCCCGCCGGGTAAATCCCGCGCATGTCGGCGGCGGGCGCGCGGATCGTCTCGCCCGGGCGCGGCACGGGCGGGCGCTGGAACCCGGCGCGCTCCATCGGCGTCAGGTTGGCGGCGCCGAGCTCGTCCGCACGCGGCGCCTCCTTGAGCGCCGCCACCACGCGGGCGCGCTCGGCCCGCGCCGCCGCCAGCGTTCTCGAAGCCCGCTCGCGGGCCGCCAGCGCCGGCGCTGGGCGCCCGGCCACGCGCTCCGCAAACTGCGCCCCGCGCCGCTGGGCGAGCCGCGAGGCCACGCGCTCGCGGTAGGTCGCCAGATCGGTCGGCTGCTGGAGCTCCTTCAGTCTGCCCTGCGCCAGCTCGTGCTCGGTCTGGAGGTCAGCGATGCGCGAGGCGGGGATGTCCTCGGGGCTCGGCATCCGAACGCCCGCGCGCTCGGCCGCCACGCGGCGCATGGAGACGTCCTGCAAGGCCGCGGTGTGGGCGCGCACGCGCGCCTGGAGCAGCTTGGCGACGTTCGTCTCGGCGTCGAAACCCGCGTTCTTCATAGCCTCGATCGTCGGGAAGCGCTCGTCCTTGACGAAGAACGGTGTGCGGCCGGCGCCCGCCTTCATGCCCGGCTGGGCGAGGAAGCGCTCGCGCTCGGCCGGGGTACGGAGGCGGTGGGTCAGGTAGTTGGGCACGTCCTTGACGTCGATGCCGTGGCCGACCTCGACCTCGCGCAGCCGCGCCAGCAAATCCTTCGCGGTCGCGACGTGCTGCTCGAGCTCCTGGGGGACGGCGTACTTGGCGGGCTGCTCGATGTGGTGGGCCATCTGCTCGTAGGCCTGGTCGAGCGTCCACGCCTTGCCGGTGGCCGGGTTCACCTCCTGGCCCTTGCCCATCTTCACCACGGAGTCGATGACGCCCTGGTGGAAGATCCCCACCTGGCGCAGGAGCTTCTGCTGGTAGGTGCCGATGGTGCGCCGGGTCGCGACGGCGGCCTTGTAGGCGGGCAGCTTGCGCTCGAGGCCGCCGGTCAGAAAGTCGCGCTGGAAGGTCTCGATCGCCGAGCGCAGGCCCTCGTTCTTCATGATCGTGCCGCCGACCTTGCCGGCAGCCCTGGCGACCGCGGCGCTGCCGGGGATCGTCCCGACCTCCTTGACGTACTTCGTGCCCTGGATCCCCAGCGAGAGCCGCGCCCCCGGCCCACGCGCCGCCCGGGTGGCCGCCTGCGCCGCGTAGTGGCCCTCGAACGCCCGTTGCAGATCGGGGATGTGCATCGCGGGCAGCGCCTCGCCCGCAGCCTGCGCCCTGTGGCCCGCACCCACCACCTGCGCCACCTTCTCGGCGGCGCGGGTCTCGACGGCGCGCAGCGCGGCCTCGGTGCCGTGCTCGAGCGCGGAGCCCGCGCCCGGGAGCCCGACGTAGGTCAGCGGGTCGCCGAGGATGCTGGCGCCGGTGCCGAGCACGTCGCCGAGCGTGCCGCCGGGGAGCAGCCCGTGCTGGCGCAAGACGTCGCCCAGCATCACGCTCTCGTGCGGCTTCACGCCGGGGATTCTGTTGTAGAGGTCGCCCACCTGCGGCACCGCGACGCTCCACACGTCCGGTGCGATCGCGGCGATGTGGCGCAGCGCGTCGAGCGGATGCAGGTTGGCGAGACTGCCGATCGCGTAGGCGGGCTCCGAGAGCGCGTGGAAGATCCGGTTGACCGGCGCCCCGATCATGCTGGGAAGCCCGCCGTGGTGGGCGAGCGGCTGCGGGGCGACCGCCTGGATCGGCGCGAGCTGCGAGACCTTGGACGGGCCGCCTGAGAGCACCGAGAGCGGGCCGCTGGGCTTCAGCGCCACCGGCCTCGGCGCGGGCGCAGGAGTCGGTGCCGCCGTGGGCGCCGGCGCTGCGGTCGTCCCGTTGGCGACGAGCGGCATCGCCTACCCCGGGAAGGGCCCAGCGATGGCGTTGCCGTTCTCGTCGACCCAGGTGCCGGTGACGTTGTGGACCGTGGTGCGCGCCTTGGCCGTGTTCATGCCCGAGCCCACGAGCGCCTTGAAGAAGTCACCCTCCTGGCCCGACCAGTGGAAGCCCTGAAGCTGGGAGGCGGCGCTGCGGGTGATGTTGTAGGCGTCCCGCGGCGTGACGCCGCTGTTCAGCATGTCGGTGAGAAGCTGCTGCGGCGCCTCGGCGCCGACCGTGCCGTAGTCGTAGACGGTGGCGGTGCCCTGCTTGTGGGAGCCCGTGCGCACCTGCTTGCCCTGGAGCGCGGCGAGCGCCGAGCCCGCCCACTTGGACTTGATCTTCTGGTAGTCCTTGGCAGTCGAGGCCTGGGTGCGCGCACCGCTCGTGCTCTGAGTGGCGGCGGCGCGGATCCCGGCCGCGGTGACCGTCCCCTGCGCCCGGGTAGCCGCGGCGGCCGTGGTGGCCGCCGCCTGCACGTTCGCCTTGTCGAGCCCGAACTGGCCCGCGATCTGCGACACCTGGGTCTTGGTGAGGTTGGTGCCGAGCACGCCGAGCAGACGCAGGATGTTGCCCGCGGAGCGGATCTGGTCGTGGGCCGCCTGGATCCTGACGTTGGCCGCGGCCTGGTTTGCCTCGCGCTGGGTGGCGCCGGCCTGCTGCGCCTCGACCTTGGCGAGCTCGGCCTGGCGGGTGATGTAGTCGGAGATGATCTGGCCGTGCGCCTTCAGGTTGGCGCTCGAGATCCCGGTCTGGGCCTGGATGCCCTGCTGGCGCAGGAAGCCCGGCAGCATCGCGGCGGCGTTGGTGGTCGACATGCCCTGCGCCGCGCCGAGGTGCTGGGCGATCTGGCCGAGCTCGCCCGGAAGCGAGGAGATGGCGCCGGGGATGCCGGCGGTCGCCATGTTCTGGTTGCCGCCCATGCCCGCGAGCTGCGCGAGATTCCCGGTCTGGGTGCCGATGGCGCTGGCGAAGTCCTGCGCGGCCTGAGCCTGGTTTCCGAAGTAGCCCTGGAGCGCGTTCTGCTGGGCGGTCGCGTTCTCGTCGGTCATGCGCAGGAGCGCCGCGATCTCGGGCGGGTAGCCCGCGTAGGGATCGGGCGCCGCCGGCGGAGGGACGGCCGCAGCGGGGGCCCCAGTGGCCGCCGGCGGCGCGGCAGCCGCGGGAGAGCTCACGGCCGGAAGCGACGCGGCGATGCGCGAGGGATCGTGAAGCCACGAGCCCGCGCCCGAGAAGGCGTTGGCGGTCGGGTCACCCGGCGTGACCCCGGCGGGATAGACGCTCGTGGGCGCCACGAAGCCCTGCTGCGGGCCCGGCGCCGGCGCTGCGGGCGCGCTCACCGCCGGGGCCGCCGGGGCGGGCGCGGAGATCGGAGTAGCGCGCACGGCCCCGGCGGAGAGCGCCGGCGATCGAGGGGCTGCCGGCGCAGGCTTGGGCGCATGGTAGAGCGGCTTGGCGGCGCTGCCCGTCAGCACCTTGGGCGAGACGTTCTTCGGGCTCGGCGGTCCTGCCGGGCGCGCGGCGGGCGCGGCGACGGTCTGGTTTCGCTGCTGGGGCAGGCGCCCGGTGATCGCCAGAAGCCCGGTGTTCGGCGCCTTGTAGGTCTTGCCGCGAAGCGCCTGCTTGAAGCCGCCGGCCGGGAGTTTCTGCGGCTTGGGCGCGGGCACGGTCTTTCCGGTCACCGCCCGCTGGATCACGGGCACGGCGGGCCTGGGCGCCGGCGCCCGCTGCGCTGCGACCAACTGGGCGAGCGTCAGCGCCACGGCCTACTTCTTCCCGGCCGCTGCGAGCTTTTGGAACCGCGCCTTGCCCAAGCTTCTCCTGCCGATCGCAGCGGCAAGTCCGCCGGGGTTGGTGACACCCGGCTTGTTGGCGAGCTTCTGCTCGAGCGCCGCGAAGCGCCCGCCCTGACCCAGAGGCGCGTTCGGGTTGGGCTTCGCCTTGCCCCGCCGCAGCGCCATGAGCCGTCCTGCCTGAGCCTTGTTCTGTGCGCTTGCCATCTGTCCCTCCGCGCTTCGGGTCGCCATCGCCTGCAACATCTTGCCTGCCGCCGTCCTCGCCACCTCAGCCTCCCAGCCTCGTGGTCGTGAGTCCGCCCTTGGCCGTGCTCCAGACGCTCTGCCCGATCTTCGGCACGGCGCTGGTGATCTTCTTGACCGTGGACGTGCCCGCGGCGCCCGTGACGGTGCGCTGGCCGCCGGTCATCTGGGTGAGCGGCGACGGGTTCGTGGGCGCAGGCTGCGGACTGAGCCCGGTGGTCGAGACGGTGGGCGGCACCGAGGGCGTCGCCTGCCAGCCCGCCACGGTGTTGACGGCATCCCTGGCGGCGTTGGATGCGTAGTCGGACCAACTGCGCTGAAGCCCCGCCAGCGCGTTCTGCTGCTGCGAGAGCAGCGAGTTCTGCTGGTTTTGGAGGTTCGTGTAGGCGGCCTGGCGCTGGACGTCGAGGCCCTGACGGGCGAGCGCCTGCTGCTGGTCGATCTGGCTGCCCGAGAACACCCCGCGCGAGGCCGCGCCGTGGGCGACGCCGGTGAAGGCCTGGAGGTAGGCGCGGCCGTCCGCGCCCTGGACGACGCCGTACTTGATGTCGGGCGTGGCCGAGAAGGCGTCCGCAGTCGAGGCGACCGGCGTCGCGTAGGTCGACTGAAGCTGCCCGTTCACCAGTTGCGTGGGCTGGAGGGCGAAGTCCACGAGCCCCGACCCCGCGAGGCTGGCGGCGGTCTGCTCGGCCGCGGCCTGGCGCTGGGCGTTGTAGGTCGTGGGCAGAAGCCCCGCCTGCTGGAGGATCTGGGTCATCTGCGGCAGGTAGGCGTTCTGGGGCACCGGCAGCGTGCCCGCCGGCGTGCCCGGGGCGGTGGTGAACGAGAGCGGCGTGAAGCCGGTCGGCTGCTGGCCCGCGGCCAGCGGCACGTTGTAGGTGCCGGTGGGCGCGAGCGCCGTGGTCGCGCCACCGAGCTGCGAGCGGAGCGCCTGCGGGATCACCGTGCCCATGGGGGCGTGCCCCGACTTGAAATAGGCCAGGGCGTTGGCGGCGGTGGGCGCGAGCTTGTAGAAGCTCAGGAATTGCTGGTAGGTCATCGGGGCCGGTGCCGTCGCCATCGCTAAACCCCCGAGAAAATGATGTAGGAGATTACCGCGTAGGGCTGCATGTTGTTCGCGGCGGTGCCGCTGCCGGTCGAGCCGGTGGTGCCGCTGTCGGCTCCGCTGCCGCCGACGGTGCCGGTCGGGTCGAAGCCGAAGGTGTTGCCCGCGCTTCCGATCTGGAAGTTCCCGGCGGTCACGTTGCCGTCGTTTCGCAAGCGCACGGAGTGAGTGTGGGCCGGAAGCTCGGCCGCAAGGATGGTGTGCGTCTCCTCGCCGCCGTAGGCGAACTGCGCGTAGTTGGTGCCGGTGGTGGCGAGGATGCCCTGGCACACGAGCACCTTGCCGCGAAGGTCGGGCACCTTGAAGCTCGAGCCCGTGCCGCCCCAGGACTGCCCGATGGCCGCGTAGAGCTGCGGGTAGGCGGACTGGTCGTAGGTCGAGCCGTCGCAGAAAAGCCAGCCGGTCGGAACCTTGATGCCGGCGATGGCCTTGATGTCGCCCGCGTTCTGGGGCACGAGGTCGAAGGTGCGCCGCAGCAGGCTCGCCGCCTCAGGGCTCTGGAGGTAGTTGCGCACCAGGCCGTAGAGCGTCTCCGACATCCCGCTGGGACCGGAGCCCAGCAGCGGATCGTTGGAGCGGACGTCGCCGATCCCCCAGTCGGTTTCGGGGCTCATCGCTCGAGCGGCGGGAAGAGGAGCGCCCGCCCGCGCAGGGCGCGCTCGTGCGCCCCCTGGGTGAACCGCTCGTCGTCGTCATGGCAGGAGCAGACGCAGGGGGCCGCGCACATCTTGCAGACGATCCGACAGACCAGATGCTCGCCGTGCAGGCAGAACGTCGAGAGATAGATGTGGTCGCCCTTCACGCCCGCGGCCTTCTCGGGCGCACCACGAAGTCGACGGCGTGGACCCGAAGCGTGGAGGGCTTGGTCCCGACTTGGCTCAGACGCAGCGCGTGGCGCCGGCCGAGCAGACCGAGCGCGCCGGCCGACGGCGCGGTCACGTCGGAGACCGGCATGATCCTGACCTCCTGCGGCCCGTTGGCGGTGGTGGGCAGATCGACGTCCAGACCGAACGCGCCGCCATCGACGTTCGACTGCACGCGAAGCTTGGTGGTGCCGTCGCCGCCCACCAGCTCGTAGACGATCTTCAGCTCGATCACGCGGCTCAGGTCGTTGATGGCGCCCACCACCGACTCGGGGATGTCGATCGAGAAGGTGCCGTAGAACGCCGAGGTTCCGGCACCGCCCTCGTCGCGAGCGATGCCGCCCATGTGAAGCGCCTGGCTGCGGTCGACGCCCGACATGGTGGAGGTGGTCGTGAAGTAGAGGTCGTCGGCCGAGCCCGCCAGCGTGGTCGAGCGGTACATCGACATGGAGGAGATGCCGGTGGCGCCCGAGAAGTCGCCCACGAAGGCGTTGTCCATCAGGTCGTAGACCCAAAGCGAGCAGAGCGCGTTGTTCAGCGTGTCGTTGACCGCGATGAAAAGGTGCGAGTCCACCACGCCGCAGGACACGAAGGCCGCCACGCCGCCGTAGGCGTAATCGACGAGGAACGCGCTCATCTTCTGGCGCCACTCGCGGTTGCGCCGACCCTCGGTGAGGTCGATCACCCGGCCGCCGACGTAGCGGTAGATGCCGTTCTGCCCCGCCCAGAACGCGCCCTCGCCGCGGTTGCCGACGCAGGCCGAGCGGATGTCGATGCAGCCCGCGCCGTGGGCGACCTCGATCACGGTGTTGGTGGGCGGGTCGCCCATCGAAAGGTAGGCGTTGTCGGTGCGCAGGATCAGAAGCCCCTGCGGCGTCGAGAGCAGCGCCACGTTGCGGCCCTGGGCGCCCTTGATCGGAACATCGAACTTCAGAAGCATCTGCGAGTTCGGGTAGTCCGAAGTGATCGTGGCCGTCGGCTGGTCGGGGTTGTAGAACGCCCCGAGCGGCGAGTTCACCGGCATGTAGTAGACGCCGGTGTTGTCCCAGTCCACGCCCGTGATGTAGAGGCGCCCCTGGTGATAGCGGGCCTCGCGACCGACGGCGTTTCGATAGATGACGTAGGGGCGGTTGGCCCAGTCGTTGCCCGGTCCTGCCGTTATCAGCAGCGTGGTATCGCTGGAGACGGCAGAAATGGCCGAGAGCGACGGGTAGGAGTTGCCGGTGATCCCGATGTAGTCGTTGGCGCGCGGTCGGCCCTGCCCCGGTGGCAGATTGGCGCTGTTCCACAGCGTGCCGAAGCCGGAGACGGTGGTGCCGAGGCCAGTGGTGATCGAGGCCTGGCCGAGCGTCTGGACCGGCGTGCAGAGCCCGATGGTTCCCAACCGGGTCGGAGTCAGCGATCCCCAGGGCTGGCTGAGGAAGAGCGGCGTGGGCGCGGTCGGCGGCGCGGGGATGCCGGTGGTGATCGGGAAGGTGCCGTCCACCGAGGCGTAGACCCAGTTGCCGCTGCCGTCCTGATCGATCGACACCACGAGCCGCGACTGCCCGGGGAACTGGTTGAGCGTGATGTAGGTGCCAACCTGCGCCTGGGTCGAGAAGTTCGTACCCACGCCCAGCACAAAGCTCGTGCCCTGGTAGAAGGTGACCGAGCCCGCCGCCGCGACGTTGGCGGCAAGAGTGTGGGCCGGGGCGCCGGCGAAGCGCGCGATCGGCGTGAGCCCGTCCTGGGGGCAGAAGAGGCACTCGCCCTTGTAGACCTCGCGCAGGAGGAGCGCCTGCGTGGCCGACCCCACGAGCCCCACCTGACCGGCGCTGCCGTTGGGCGTCGCGGCCTGCACCATGCCGATGACGCCGTTCTCCTGGGCCGCCACGATCACCGGGCTCGCCGGCTGCCCCGAGGCGCCGCCGTAGGACGGGAGGTCCACCGCGGCGACGCTGGTCAGGAAGTGACTGGCGGGCGCCCCGAGCACCGCCGAGGCCGAGGCCTGGATGTAGGGGCCACGCAGGCTGATGACGCCCTTGGGGAAGATCGCGTCGGTGCCCGTCGGCATCTGCTGCGGGCTGAGCTCCCACGAGGGCGCGTCGGTGACCACGCCGCCGACCCCGGGTGCTGCCACCGAGCGGACGATGATGGGCGAGAGCGGGATCCCGCGGATGCGGGCGCGCGGCGGCATCAGCTACTCGGGTAGCCCTTGAGCGGGATCGCCCAGCCGTTCTGGCCGGGCTGGATGTTGTGCAGCCCGGCCAGACGCCCGCGAAGATCCTGCACGATCTCGCTGGTGAAGCGGGCGATGTAGATCTCGCCCTCGGTCATCGCCATCCGCCAGACCGCCGACTCGGCCAGGTAGTCGTGGTACTCGAGCGGCAACGGGATCACGGTGGCGTCAGAGGCCATCGCAGCCGGACGCTGCACGTAGACCAGCGTGGCCGAGACGTTGGCGGTGGGCACCGGCAGCGTCGCCAGCGTGAGCGGCGAGCGGAAGGCGGCGATGGTGGGAGGGTTGGTGACCGCGGTGAAGGTGCCCGCAGTGATGGCGGTCTGGGTGGAGGCGAAGGTCATCTCGTCCACCACGTCCACGGTGACCGTGGTCTGGGTGAGCGTGACGAGCTTCTGGAGATCGGCCGGCAGCGTCACGAGCCCCGTGGTCGCGGCGATGGTCACCGTGGTGGAGGCCAGCGTGAGGTTCCACTCGGCGTTGACCCGGTAGACCTCCTGCTGGATCACGTTCTGGACCTGAGTCACCTTGGCAACTTCGGCCGAGGGGATCTGCAAGCGGTCTAGAACGTAATTCGTGGCGTCGCCGCGGTTCACACTGCCTCCTCATGCAGAACGGGGGACGCGGCCCTCACCTTCCGCATCCCCCGCACGCTCGCCCCCCTGCTGGGACGATCTTACGAGACCATCAGCAGGTAGCCGGAAACCGTCACCGCCGACAGGTCGGTGGTCGAGGTCACCTCCGTGTTGAACGCCGACCACGCCTGGATGGTCGGTGCGGACAGGCTGCCGTTGAACGAGTACCAGTTCGCCCCGTACTTCTGCGGGGTCAGGATCACCCCCTGGATCTTGAAGCCCGAGATCAGCGGCGGGCTAGTGGGGAGCACGATCGGATCGCCGCCGGTCGCATAGGAGGTGGACATCTTGGCGCTGAACGGCACCATCACCGTGTTGAGCGCGCCGATGGTGCGCAGATCACCGATGGGCTGCCCCATCGTGACCACATCGGTGGGCACGGGGCCGATCGCAAACGCCGTCATGTTCGCCACGTCAGCCTCCCATCCCGGCGGGCCCGAAGCTCTCAGGCGGCGCCACCATCGCCATCACCTGATCGTCGGGCGCGGCGTCGGGCCCGGCGATGCCGCGCCCCATCGCCTCGGCCAGGTCGATCAGCACGCTCGGCCGGCGACGGTGCTCGGCCTCCCAGACCGTCGCCTTCTGGACGTTGACCGCCCCGGCGTTCACCAGCTCGCGCAGCGAGTCGGGCTCGAGCGAGTCCCACTCGGGATGCGGCGGCTGGACCGGGCGCGGCCCGGCGCCCACCGCCCCGCGGATGGTCTGGATCGGCATCTGCCGATTCCAGGGCACCAGCGGATCGCCCTCCCACGCGACCACCTTGGGCTGGGAGGGCGAGCCGGTGAAGGCGGGGTGTGCCTCGATCAGGTCGGCGATCTCGTCCAGCGACCGGCCGTCCGAGGTCTGGTGGCAGACGTAGCCGTCGAAGTTGAGCATGATGCCCTTCTCCGCGATGTACGGCTTGCCGTAGGCGTCGCGCGCCTCGATCGGGGACTGGATCGCCAGCTTGAGCTTGCCGTGGACCGAAACCAGCGTGCGCCGCTTGGTGCGCGTCTGGAGCTCGCGGTCGCGCACCGCCTCAGCGCGCTCCTTGAGCGCTGCGCCCGCCGGCGTCTGTGGAGAGCGCGTCGGAGGCATCAGTACGCAACTCCGGTGATGATCCCGTGCGTCAGCTCCTCGGCGACCATGAAGCCGGCTTCCGTCAAAATTTCATCCTTATAGACGTCGGCGTCGGGAGCCTGCACGTTGGTGTTCATGTGCGTCGGCCGCAGCGGCCTCATCATCACGCCGTCGAGGTCGATGATGTAGGCGCGGCCCTTGGCGCCCTGCTCGAGGAGCGGGTGGTAGGCCACGTTCAGCCGGCCGAACCCGGAGACGTACTCGCGGATGTCGATGCCGTAGGTCTGGCTGGCCCTGTCCGAGGCGGGCGTGGTCTGGAGCTTGGCGATGCCCCAGGAGTTGATGGTGTTGATGACCTCGGCGCTCGCGAACATGACCTTGTTCTTGCCCGGCGACCCGGAGACGGAGTAGCGGAACACGTTGGGCAGGAAGTCGAGGAACTCCGACTCGGTGAGCGTGCCGCTCGTCGCCAGCACGTTGGTGGTGATGTAGTAGTCAAGCCCGCCCGTCATGTAGACGGGGTTGGCCTGGCTGGAGACCACCGAGCCCTTCACGCCGTGGAGCAGGATGTGCTCCCAGTCGCGGGCGTGCTCGTTACTGGCCTTGTTGCGCTGGTAGACGCGCTCGTCGCCGCCGTAGAGCGCCACCGCGTCCAGGGTCTTGGTGACCGTGACGGTGGTCTTTCGGATCTGGCAGTAGTTCGACTTGGTGGCCTTGGTGGTCGAGAGCGACACCGGGCTGTTGGTGCCCTGGCCGAAGGCCCCCCTGAGGTTCAGCAGGTTGTCGGTGGTGGCGATCGAGCCCGCCGTGGTGCCCGCGTAGCCGCGCACGATGGTCAGGGTGTCGGTCGACACGGCGGTCACCTGGATGAGCTCGCCCGTGGTCATGTTCTTCAGGATGTGGGCGTTCGGGAGCACGTAGGCGCCCTGCCCGGAGGTCAGCACGAGGCTCGTCGCGGAGTTGTTGATGCCGGCGCTGGCGGTGAGCCACGACGGGATCGGCGCGTCCTCGAGCCACTTGGTCTCGACCTCCATCGCCGCCTGCGAGGCGACGCGGTTGGTCAGGATCGTGAGGATCGGATTCGCCTGCGGGTCGTACTGGAAGATCTTGGGGAACATGTCGATCTTCAGCTGGTCCGGGCTGATCGCCAGGGTGCCGGCCGTCGACAGTTGCCCCTGGACCGCTCCCGCGACCGGAGGCTGTGGAATCGGTGCTATGGGGTCACCTCCAAAAGAGACGTTTACCTACCGTCGCCTTCGGCCGTATCCCTCAGCACCCATCGGCGGGAGAGTCTGTCGCCGCGTGTCCCTTGCGGGGGCGGCGAGGCTGCTCCGTGTCCGCTCTTGTGGGGCGCCCTTTTAGGGGGGCGTCCGAGCTATACGCCGCGCAGGGTACGCCCCGCGCCCCGTCTAATGCAAACTAGAGCCCGTCGGCCGGACGCCGGCGGTAGGCCTCCATCGCCGCAAGCTCGGCCTGAGCCTGGGTCAGCGTGGGCGCCGGCGGACGCCTGCCGCCACTGCGCAGGGTGTGCCCCTCGGCCGCCTGCTGGCGCTCCTGGGCACGCTCGGTCTGGAGCTCGTAGAGCGTGTCGGCGAACGCCCCGCGCAGTGAGCCGAAGCGGTCCAGGTAGTCGGGCTCCTCCTTCAGGCGCTCCTCGATCCGCTGCTCGATCGCGGCGTAGTCGGTTCCGTAGCGCTGCTCGAGCTGCGCCAGTTCCTCGGCCACGCGCGCCTCCTCCTGGGCCTGGGTGAGCGGCGCCACGCGATCCTGCTCGAACTGCGCGAAGCGCTGCTCCATCTGCACCATCGCGGCGTCGTAGGCCATGCGGGCGCCGAGCGCGGTGGCAAGCTCCAGCATGCGGGCGTGGTTGGGCTCGCCGGTGTTCGGATCCACGACCGAGGCCGCCAGCGCATCGAAGTCGAGCGCGGCGGGCTGCTGCTGAGGCTGCTGCTGCTGAGGCTGGTGGTTCTGCTGCTGCTGGGCCTCCATCCGCGCGATCTCGGCCAAGTACGCCTCCTTCTCCTCGTCGCGCTGGGAGAGGCGAGTGGTGGCCGCCTCGTAGGCCTTCAGCATGTCCTCGGGCGACTTCCAGCCCTTGGCCTGCGCGATCTCCTTGGCCCGCTCGCCGAGCGGCGCCCAGGGATCCTCCTCGGCGACCGCAAGCTCGGGTGCGCCCTCGCGGCCCTTCGCCATGATCTCGCCCACCGACTGCGTGAGGTTCGGCTGGAGCTTGGGCTCGGCCGGGGCCTCGGTCTCGACCGTGGGAGTATCGGTCTCAGCCATGTCCCTCCTCCGGGGTCTGCATCACCATCACCGCCGGGCGCATCGGCTCCTCGGCGGGCTGGAACATCTCGATCTGGCGCGCGGGCCAGGCCAGCACGTCCTGCACGCCGGCCATGAACTCGCGTTGCTGGCGCACGTCCTCGAGCGGCGTGTCGCGGTTGAGCACGAGGCGAATGAGCGACTCCTGGCGGATCTGAAACTCGCGCACCAGAAGTTTCCAGCCGAGGCTGCGCTGGAGCGCCACGAGCGCCGCGACCTCATCCCTGTTGACGGCGCACCTCCTTCTCACGCATCTCGACCAGAAGGCGCCTGATCTCATCGACCGTCATGTCGCCGGGGATCCGACGCACGACCAGCGTGTTGCCCACGACCACCGAGATGATCTGCTCGCCGGTCTGCATCTGTTCCTCGTTCACCGCGTGGTCTTGGCGACGAGGGTGGCGTTCAGGCGCATGGGCTCGCGGCTCGTTTGCTCGTCGGTCGAGAAGTCCGGGCCGCGCAGGGCTTGCAGGCGCACGTAGCGCGCCTGAATCCCGGACTCGCGGATGTCGAAGTGGCCGTCGTCGTCGGGCTCCACACGAGGCCCGTTGTACCACTGCCTGCCGTCCTGGGAGAACTGGAGGCGCATCATGTGGGCGCCCTCGGCCGATCCGAAGATCTGGATCTCGTCGCCCAGGTGGGTGTCGAACGGATCGCTGGCGTGGTCGTCGCCCTCGACGCGGACGTTGCGCCACAGGTTCCCGGGCTCGCCGTGCTGGCCGACCGCCATCACTGCCCGATCTTGGTCAGGGCCAGCGACCCGGTGTAGATCGCACCGGTGGTGGAGAGCGCCACCGCCTGAAGGCGCACGTTCTGGGTGGCCGACACCTTGAAAGCGTCGACGATGAAGCGGTAGGAGCCCGGCGAGGAGGGGAAGTCGATCACCGCCCCGTCGGTGGCGCGGTTCAGGCGGATGTTGAGCGGCTGAGTCTCGGCGGTGCCCGTGACCGTGAGCAGGATCTCGGCCTTGTAGTAGCCCGCCGGGACGTTGGAGATCGTCACGAAGGCCGAGCCTGCGGTCACCGTGGTGCCGGTGCCGGCGCCGGTGCGGCTGACGTCGTAGAGCTCGCCGCCGCCGCCGAAGTGGAATCTCGTTGACACCCGATGGCCTCCTCGTCACAGGATCCCGAGGAGCAAAAGTTCCTCCTCCTCGGCCCACTCGCGCGGGAACGTATCACCGATCACTTGAGCCGCAATCGGCGCTGCGGGCGCCGGCGCGAACACCGGCACCGGGATGACCGGCGCGGGCGCGAAGCGAAGCGGCCCCGGCGACGCGGCGAGCCTGCGCGCCAGACGGCGGGTGCGGGCAGGCTCGCGCGGCACCGGGCGCGGCAGCCGCTCTACGCGCCGGCGCTCAGGACGCGGCAGGTAGGGCCGCTCGCCGATCCCAGCCCAGGCGTCGCCGCCGCCGCCCGGCGTGACGTCGGGCACGAAGCTCGTCGTGACGTCGGGCATGGAGGCGACGGCCTGGATCGAAGGCACGCTGACGACCACGCCGCTCACGACGTTCACCGGCGGCATGGAGGCGGTGGCGCCCGTGGCCGGGCCGGCGATGACGAAGAGCGGCGCTGAGGCCGGGACGAGGGCGCTCGCCGTGACGGCGGGCACCGTGAGGCTGAAGAGCGCGGCGCTCGCCGGCATGGACGCGCTCGCGCCGGTCGCCGGCGCGGCGATGCGGAACACGGTGGCGCTCGCGGGCATCGCGGCGCTCGCCGTCGTGGCCGGGACGGCGACGCTGAAGAGCACGGCCGTGGCGAGCATCGACGCCGTGGCGCCGGTCACCGGGACCGTGATGCGCAAGACGGCACCGGTCGCCGGCATGGAGGCCGTGGCGGTGCTCGCGGGCGTCGCCAGCGTGAAGAGGACCGCGCTCGCGGGCATCGACGCGGTGGCGGTCATGGTGGTGACCGCGACCGTGACGTTGGCCGTCGGCTGGGCGGGGAAGCCCGCCGGGTAGGTCTGGCCGGGGTAGACGTAGCCGAACATCTACTGGCTCACGACGGTGGGAAGCGGTGGCGGCGGCGGCAGGCCGAGATCGGCGGCGGCAGTCGCCAGGGCGTTGGTGGCGCCGGTGGGAAGCCCGGCCTCGATGGCCACCTGCACCAGCGCGCGGACGGCAGCGTCAAGCGCCATCACCGCGTTCTCCAAGTTGGTGAGCCGCTGCGCCGTCGTCGCCTTGGGGTCGATGTTCACGCCGACGTTGAGCAGCGGGCTCATGCCTTCACCATCTCGATGGTGCCCTGGTAGTAGGTCGAGGTCGTCGTGGAGACGCCCGAGATGTAGGTGAGCTGGACGATGTTCTGGACCGTCGTGTTGACCGTGACGGCGGCGGTCACCTGGCCCACGGCGATGGTGGTGTTCAGGTTGCCGGTGGCGGCGTTCGCGTTGTAGACGATGGAACCGAGCGCGGTGCCGCTCGAGCCGGCGGTCCTGATCGTGACCAGGGCCTCGACCATGAACGGGATGTTGGTGCCGATGGCCGAGGTGCCGGTGAGGCTGGCGGGGATGACGCCCGTGAGCGTGGTGGGGCCGATGCGGATGCGCCAGGTCGAGCCCGCGGTGGCGGTCGAGGCGGTGCCGGTGCCGCCCGCCTTGATGCGAAAGGTGGTGCCCGCCTGCATGAAGTTCGCAGGGGCCGTGTACGAGATGACGTTCGTCTCGGTGTTGGCGATGGCCGCACTCGTGGCCGTCAGCGAGGCGAGCGCGTCCTGCCCCATCGGCCGCTGGGCGCCGCCGCCGTTGTAGATCGTGGGCGGGTCGTAGATCCGCACGCGCGGCGAGCCGAGCCCGGCCGCCCAGAGCTGCAAGGCGTTCGCACCCGCCTCGCGCACGATGGCGACGTCGGTGCCGCCGGAGGTGCCGCCGGACCCGAGCCACACGCTGCCGTCATTCGTCAGCTCGATGCGGTTGCTGCCCGCGCTGTCCGCGGTCTGGCGCGATGCGAGCGAGACGCCGGCGCCGACGGTGGTGTAGAGCGACTGGGCCGTGAAGGTCTTGGCCCCGGTGATCGTCTCGGTGCCGGCGATGTGGACGACGGCCGTGTCCACGGCGCGGGTGGCGACGTCGGTCTCGATGTCGGTCAGCGACTTGGCGGTGATGGTGGCGGCGATCTGGTCGCCCACCACGACCGAGCGGGCGCTGGTGCCCTCCTGTGTGCGGGTGATCGTCAGCGTGTCGGTCGCCCGCGCGGTGACACGGACGATCTCGGCGTTGGTGGTGAGCGGGATGGCGCCGGCCGGCCAGACCGTCGCGTTGAAGGGCACGGCGGGGAACTTGGCGCCGTCGCCCGCCGCGACCGTCAGGCTGGTGCCCGAGGTCGCCGGGCTCGGCGCCGTGGCGACGCTGCTGTACGCAAGGTTGGCGTGGGCGTCAGCCACTTACGCGGCGATGTTGAATACGCCGAGAGCCTGGTCCAGGTCGACGGTGAACGTGCCGCCGGTGATGGACTGGGCGCCGAGATCGATGAAGCCGATGAGCGGGCTCGTGGCGGCGGTGCCGGTGTCCTTCCAGACCGCGGCGTAGCGGCAGATAAACGTCGCCGACGCCCACGAGGGATCGGCGCAGATGAGGCGCGTCTGGTGGGTGGTGGCGTCGTAGCTCACCGACTTGGTGGCGAGGACGACGCCGCCGGTGGAGTAGCCGCCGCCCGCGGCCACCTCGTTGGTGAGGTCCGATGCGAATACGTGGGTGTCGCGGTTGGGCGTGTAGGTCGCGGTGTGCAGCGTCATGCGGATGGTGTCGGTCACCCAGTCGATGCGCCGCGCCGCGGTCGCGGAGTACTGCCCGGTGAAGGTCTGCCCGTAGAGCGTTCCCGACGCCATCTAGCCTCCGAGCTGGTCGATGAGTTCCGGCGGCAGCGCACCCGCGCCCGGCTGGGCCCCGAGAGCGGGATCGGGCGCGGGCGCAGCCGCCTGGGGGATCTCGTCGATCTGCACCATCTGGCCGTTCTCGTCGCGGTGGATCACCTTGGAGACAGCCTGCCCGGTGGAGGTGTTGACATTGATGGTGATCTCGAGCGGCTGCGCCGGCGACGACGGTGCGGGCTCGGGCGGCGGCGGCGCAGGCATCCCCATCGGGAGCATCCCGGCGGGCGGCGGCGGTGCGCCTGCGCCCATGAGCGCGTTCGGGTCGACGCCCGGCGGAAGTCCGCCGCCGCCGTTCTGATCGAGCGGGACCGGGGGCCCCACCGGGACCGCACCCGGTGGGGCGCCGGGCGGCGCACCCGGTGGTGCGCCCGGCGCCGGCATCCCCGGCAGTGCCCCCGGGGGTGGCGCCGCACCGCCCGGAAGGGGACCGCCGGGCGGTTGCGTGGGATCGGGCTCGGGCACGCCCTCCTGCTGGGTGGTGAGCACGCGGCCCGGATCGACCTCGGCGGCCTCGGCCATGATGGCCGCCATCTCACGCCAGTTCACCTGCTGCATGAGCAGCGGATTGGTGGAGAAGCTCTGGGCCAGCGCGATCACCCGCGCCGCCTTCTGCCCGGCGAAGCCGACCTCGAGGCTGCCGTCGTCGATCTTCAGGTCGTAGCGGAGCTTCGGGTCGTTGACCTTGTTGTCGATGGTGGCGACCTGGCCCGAGGGATGGACGTCGATCCCCTCCTGCGTAGGGTCGATGTTCGCGCCCTTGGTGAGCGGCACCGTGACCGGCTTCTTGTTGTATTGCCTGTCCAAGTAGTCGAGCTTGCAGGCGAGGGAAAGCAGCGTGCGGCTGGCGATGAAGGTCAGGTAGCCGACCCGGCGGTTTCGCTCGTGCGCCCGCAGCCAGCTCGCCGTGGCGGTGTCCTCGACGCCGGGCTTGGTGGTCGGCGGCATCCCCGAGGACTCGTCCGAGATCCCGGCCGTCATCTGGGCCAGCATCAGCACGCGGTTGATCGCGGTCTCCCAGTCACGGGAGATCTCGACGTTCAGGCCCTCGCTCACCGCGTCGTCGGGTGATCCGTTGACCGGAAGCCTTCCGCCCGGCACGCCGTAGGCGCCGGCGATGGCCTGGTCGGAGACGCGGGTCTGGTCGTAGCGGATGGGGCGGTTGATGTTGCGGGTGGCCTGGTCGAGCGCCTGGCGGGTGATCACCGAGGCCTCGCGCTGGAAGTCCTCGACCATCTCGATGAGCGAGATCGAGTAGGGACTCTCGGGGTCGCGGGTGCCCCGGAAGGAGTCGAAGGGCCGCCACGGCCTGCCGTCGGGGTCTGTGTAGGGGTTGGGATCGGCGCGGATCACGGTGTCGTAGGCGGTGCCCGCGAGCCAGATCACGGTGCCGTCGCGGTACCAGCCCTCGACGATCGGGATCTGGCGCTGCTCGAGCGAGGGCGGCTGCGGCGTGCCGGCGCCCGCGTACTGCCGGCGGGTGAGCCAGGTCTGGTCGGCCACGGTGCGGTCGCCGCCGGTGTCGATCAGGAGGTCGATGTTGCGGTAGACGTAGCGATCGCCCGCCTTCATCTGGGCGAGTTCCTCGAGTGAGCGGCGGTTGTGCCAGGTGACGTGCCAGTGCACCTCGGCGTCGTCGTGGTCCATCGCCTCGGGCGAGTACCAGAAGTCGAACCACGGCACGCGGGTGATGCAGGGCCGCGAGAGCTCGTCGTCCCAGGTGGTCTTGGTGAAGCCGTCGCCGTAGATGCAGGCGTCCTTCAGGCAGACGAGCTGCACGTCCTCGTAGCCGCAGCGGGCCAGGTCGTGCTTGATCCTCATCACCTTGGCCTGCGCGTAGGAGGCGGCGTCCGGGCTCTGGCCGTAGGCCATGAGCTCGGGATCCTGCAGGACCATGCGGCTGAGAATCGTCTCGGTGACGATGAAGCTGATGGGGACGGTCAGGCGGCTCCAGTTGAACTGCCCGACCGGGCTGGTCTGCCCGGAACTGGCCGCGAACTGCCCGCCCTTGGGCTTGGTGTCCTGATCCCAGGCCCGGTAGAGCTGGTAGTGCGCCAATTTCCGACCTTCGATCTCCTGCCGTGTCTTTCTGGCAGAAGAAAAGTCAGCCCAGCCGATACGAGCCAGCTCTTCATCAGGGAGGGTCAGATCCGGGATGGCGACTCCTTCCAGCGCCGCCCGAGAAGGATCTGCCCGACGGCCTGCCATTCCCAGCATTCATCCGGGCCACGAACGTCCACCTTCGCCCAGAAGCGGGGAACGGCAGGCTGGCGCTGCCACGTCACGCTAGGCCGCCGCAGTCTCCGTAGCCGCGGGTGCCGCAGGCCTCGCAAGGACGGGATCGTCCGAGCTAAAGCGGAAGAACACATTGTCGAGCAGCACGAGGCGCTCCACGACCGGGGAGAGGCGCGGGTCGCGGGCGGCCTGGCGCTCGAGCCAGCGCGCGATCGGCTCGCCGAGCTCGGGGTCGGCGGGGCTCACGTAGACGTCGCCCGCCTGCTGCACGGCCTCGTTCCCCTCGGGCAGCGTGGTGTCGACGGGAACCTCCTCGGGCCGCTCGGGCCCGGTGCCCTGCTGGATCTGGCGGATCGCCACCGGGTCGGCGGTCTCGTTGGACGCCCAGGCCGGAAGGTCGGCGGTGTCCTCGGGCGGACTCGTCACCACGTCGGCCGCGGGCGCGGCGGTGGTGTCGCCGACGGGTACGCCCGGCAGCATCCCCGACTGGTCAGGCGCGGGCTGGTCGGTGGTGGTAGCGCCGTCGGTCGCGGTGACCTGGGTGGGCGCGGAGGGATCCTGGATGCCCGGCGCCGTGGGGTCGCCCTGCGTGCTCTGCTGTCCGGCGTCCACGCCCACGGTGTCGGGCGCCGGTGCGCTCTGCCCGGAGACGTCGGTGGTCACGGTGCTCTGCGTGCCCTGGACGGTTCCGGCCGGTGCGGGCTCGCCGGCGGGGGTGGTCGTCGGCTGGTCGGTGCTCATCTGGCCTCCTCGTCGTCGCCGGGCATGGTACGCGCCGGTCGTCGGGGAGGCTAGTACCCATTCGACGGCTGCTAGTCAAGCCTTCCCTCGGTCGACCAAGCTGCGGCGGCAGTTCTCCTTCCTCGTCACCAGTTCCATGTGCGCCGGGTATCAGTACCCCGCCATCTGGTCGAGAACCTCTCGCGTCGGCTGCGGGACGAGAGTATTCGGTCGGATCTGCGCCGTTCGTCGCGAATGCGCCAGAACGGCGGCGGCAATAGCATGTGACAAAACCCTATCGTCGTGTCCACTACGAGCTTCATATCGCCCAGGCGCTAGCTCTGTGAATCTCATACATTCCTCTATCGCCTCTGCATCCCGTATCCCAATAGTCCTCTGTTGTAGACTCGTCCGTAACTGATCCACGGCAAACTGCTTCGACTTCGCCGTAGTATTCCAGCCGTATGACTTTCTCATCGGCTGACCGGGCGCCGAGAAGCGCTCCTCCATGTAGAGGTTGCCGTAGCCCATGTTGGTCAGGTGGGCAATGACGGCCTGTCCTGTGTTGTTCGACTCGGGAACGAGCAGCGCACGTCCGTAGAGGGCGCCGGCGCCGGCAAGCTCGCGAGCAAACTGGTGTGGAAGCGGCCGTCCGTGAAAAGCCGCCACCTGTATTCCAGCGTCAACGTCATATAGCGCGGCGGCGCTGGGGTCGGAGTGCGGGCCACCGCCCGCCGGATCGGCAGCCAAAACGTAACGTCGCCCAGGACGCGGCTCCTCCCAGACGATCCACTCGCCGCGTTCGGATCGCCGGGCCTTTCTGTCGGTGAACTCATAGCGGTGCCCCTGCGTGACGATGTTCTCGATCTGCCAGTTCAGGTGGCTCGGGTCGAACACGCCGTGTCCAGTCGAAAGAAAAGCCTCTTCTGGACTCAGCGGGTACTCCTGCGGCCCCAGGTGGCCGAGCGCCTCGCGCTGGGCCATCACCCAGGCCTCGGTCCTGCCGGGGCGGTCGAGGGCCGAGACGAAGATCGCGCGCTGGCGGGGGTTCTGCTTGGCGCGCAGCCAGGCGGTGTGCAGGTAGCCGCCGAAGCCGTTGGCGGTGGAGGCGGTCACCATCTTGCCGTGGCTTGCAAGCGTGGGGCGGATGTCGCCCATGCGCCGGTCGGCGTCGTCCCAGTGGTCGGCCTCGTCGGCGATGAGCAGGTCGCTCGCGTAGCTGCGCCCGGCGCCGGCGGGCAGGTTTCTGATGTCGCAGGTGATGGCGTCCTCAAGCACAGCCGCGGGCTCTGGCAACTCCGGGTGCGTGAGCCGGAACTCCTCCAGATTCTTGTGATAGATGGAGTGCTGTCGTTTCACCGCTGCCGGAAGTGATGCGTACATCTGCCTGACGCGCGCGCTCGCCTCCTGGGCCTCGCGGTCACCCTTGCTCACGATCAGACTGTGGCTGGCCGCCACGCGGATCGCATGGCTCAATGCATAGAGCGCCACGATCTGGGTGACGCCGGTCTGCCTCGCCTTCAGGATCACGAGCTCGTCGACCTCGGGATCGGCGATGGCCTTCAGGATCTCGCGCTGCTTGGGCCACAACCGCAGCGGCGTGATGCCACCCGGGATGCGGACCTTGCACATTGATGCAAGAACCTCCGGTGAGACTCTTGCAAGAACCTCAGGCGGGAAGCTCGCCGTCGTCACGAGGCCGCGCGCTCCAGTTCCGCGAACTTCGGGTCGAGCGCCCGGGCCGCCCGGTCGAGCCGGTCCGCGGCCCTGTGCGCCATGACGGCCGCGTAGGCGCAGCGAATCCCGGCCTCGGTGTCCTCGCGCTCGCAGACGAACGTAAGCTGCTCCAGCGCCCGCACCAGGTCGCGGCGCACGCGCTGAAGCTCACGGGCGCGGTAGCCCGTCACGCCGCCGGCCCCTCAACGCGCTCCACGATGGCGCTATACGACGCGCCGCTCTCACCGAACCAGGCGACGAACTTCTCCAGGTGGGACAAACAGAAGCGCATCCCCACCGTCTCGGCGTCGTCCTCGGGCCCGTAGGTGATGCTCACGGTGTGCTTGCCGAGCTGGTCGCAGCCCCGGGTCATGCACGGCCAGCCGATGCCGAGGATGCTCACCCCGCCGGCCCCTCGAGCGCCTCGCGGGCGGTGGCCGCCTGCCAGGTCGACGGGTCGTAGAACATGACCTCGCGCAGCGCCAGAAGCAGCCGCTCGTTCTCCCGCTGGCAGTCACTCAGCGCGTTCTCGGCGCGGGCGGTCTGGCCCCGGGCCTCGTCCGCCTGCGTGCGCCAGACGTCGCGGTCGCGCTCCAGCGCTGCGATGTCCTGCTCCAGCACGCGGATCCGGCGCGACGGCCAATCGCTACGAAGGACCGCTACCTCATCGCTCAGCGCGGCGATGCTGCGCAGGTGGGCGGCGGCCTGTTGCAGCGCTTGCTCGCTCATGTGCGTGGGGTCCCACGCCTCGCGGTCCAGCGCGTCCGCCAACTCCTCCGGCGTCATCTGCTCGCGGGCGCGGTCAGGCATCGCCCTGCGCCTCGCGTTCACGCCGCATCTGGCGAATCTCGTCGTACACCTCCTGAAGCTCCGCGTCCTCCTTCCGGATGCGCTCCTCAACGAGGTCGATGCTCACCATCACGTCCTCGTTGGCGTTGGCGATGGTGCCGGGAAGCCAGTCGAGCAGCGCACCAAGCTCACTCCAGAACGGCGGCGTGATGACCTCGACGCCC